CCGAATTTGAGTTTAAAGATATATCACCAATCATCCCCGCTTTATCCTTTTTCTTTACTATTATCTTTGCAGTAAAATTATACTTATCCATCATAAAAGAAACCACCGATTTAACCATTAAGGCTTCGTGTGGTTTCATTTTTAGAGATGTTCCAAATAGGTCTTCACTTAATATGGATTTTAACTTTATCACTAGAATCCTACTGAAATATAATCACCATCTGCTTCAACCCAACGAATTTTTAATGCTAATAATTTTTTCAAATCATCTGCTTCAAATCTATATGCACCATGCCCACCTTGTACTTTTATTTCTACGATAAATCCGTGAATACCATCGAATATAGAATTTACTTTACCACCTAACAATTGTTCAAACGCTTTAATTTGCTTTTGTTGTGTTGGCTGTAAATCGGTTAGTTGAACTTCCGATGCTTCGTTTATTTGTGTTAATCTTATCATTAGTTTATATTTTTAGGAAATCTTGCATCAAATATTGGTAAATTTGTTACCGATTTAATATATGGAACACTAAACTCTGCAAAAAACCCATTAAATACAATAGCAGAATATGAACCTGGTTTAGCCATATCATATTTACCTGCAACTTTTACCGATGAAGAAGTTCCTGTTTCGGATGAAAGTTTAGTTGCTACATCAAATGGTTTTTCAATAAATTCACCTTTTGGTAATTGAACCAATACCCCATCTCCAACTTTTTTCACACTTTTTGCGTTTGGATATAGTTTTTTTGCATTAGAAATCAATGTATCATATTCGGCATTTAATAAACCTTTACGCAAATCAGTATATTGATTTACAAGAGAGTTTTTTTGTTTTTCCAATGAATCTATTTCTTTTTGAATATCAACAGCTTTATTATATACATCCTTTGCTTTATCCGATTCGGTAGATTCGTTCAATAAGTTTTTTAATTTTATCATTAGTTTACATAGCAGTTAAGTTCGTATCCGTTTTTCATTCCGTATACCTGAATGTGTAGTTGTTTTTTTGTTGGTTTATCACCTTTCGTCAACTCTACCGAAACTCTAACACTCTTACCTTCGGATGGTTTACGAGGACCCATTCCAATTTTTGTAAATGAATCATCTTCATCTACTAAATATCCTTTTTTCAAAGCGTATTCTTTAGCAGTTTGGATTGCTTCCGTATAAGATTTGTGATATACTTTGAAATCGGTTGCTTCGGTTAATATTTGAGTTAATTTTATCATCATCTTAATGGTTTATATTGGGCTCTATTGGTTGCAAAATAATCTTTATTATCTAAATGTTTTTGTAGATGCGATTTATACAACCAAAAAAATCTTTCCAATCTTCCATCATAATAATAAACTTGAATATTACCATAAGATGGAATATCTTTAATTAAAAATGTTGCATCTTTATCCATTCCCTGTATTCCTTTTTTTGATTTGAAATAAAATGGGGTTGGTATATCTCCTACTGCAATTTCGTTCAATATTTCGGTTAATTTTATCATATCTTTAATTATATAATATAAATATAAGATTTTTAATTTAACTACTAGTCGTGCTTTATGTGCTGAATCTTTTGCTTTACGTTCGGATATTTCTTTAATCGAGTTCGAACTGCATGAATGTTTTTGAGTGAATCATCGATAAAGAACACATCATCGTATCCCTCATCTCTAATTTGTTGTTCTATCCAATCTGCTTTCTTTTCAGGATTGTTATCACCTAAAGCGATTACATGAACACCTTTGATACCACTTTGGCGAATAAAATCGTAGACCGGTTTGTAAGAACTTCGGGCGGTTAGGATATAAACACCTCTATCACCTTTATCCTTTTCGGTCATTCTTTTTAAGAGTTCAAATACCCCTTTGATAATTTTTGGATTTTTAACTTTCTCAAAATCAGAGAAGTCATATACATCACCCGGTCTTGCATTATAAGTTGCGTATTGTGCGGGTGTTAATTTGGATTTACCTCCGTTTGAGTGTGTAATGTAAATAAATGAGTTTGTAAATACTAAAGTATCATCAAAATCGTACACACGTAATTTCTTGCTTTCTAAAAATAGGGTTCTACTTATCATATAGTAAAGGTAAGTAATTTATTTAACATTACCAAATATTTTATCGATTATTTTTAACCGTTTAATATTTTTTTACTACCAACTTTAGATAACTTTTGATTCTCCGCAGTTAAGAACTCAACCTTAACTCTCAACTCTGCAACCTGTGCAGTCATCTCAATAATCATTTTACGAAGTTCATCTTTTTCAGCTGATGATGATGATAATAATGCTTCTAACTTTGAAATTCTATCTCTGCAATCGTGTCTGATAAAATCTTCATCTTTTTGTCTATTATCTGCTTTTCTTTCGTAGAATCTCCAAGCAGATGCTCCACCTAAGACTGTGATTGCTGTAATTAATACCGAGTATATGTTATTATCCATTATTTTTTTAGTAATTTCATTGCCATTTGTTGCATTCCCAATAACCCAGATGCTAAGAACTTCTCTTTACTAGAATCACTCAATGCATCATATACCGTTGCGATTGCCGATGCAGAAAATGCATCTACTCTCATTTTCTTACCACTCTTCGGGTCTATTACTATATTGTTTTGGTGTTTCTTTGCAATATCTTTGATTTGAGCTATGATATCAGGTTCAGTTCCTTCATTTACCGATTCGTTTTGTAATTTATCCCAAAACTTATCTACATATGGTTTTAATTTTGCGTAACGATTTGATGTACTATTATCATACTCTTTTTTAGGGACAATTATAAATTCAGGATTTAATTTGAATTTAGAACCAGCTGGTCTTCTTACTTTAAATTCATCCCAATATATATTAAACAAATCAGTAGGATTCATTGCCCAATATTCTGCTGCAAATTGCCCTTTATAGAATATATAAAATATATTATTAGGATTTCCGTTTTTAATTTGCCTTTCGTTTCCAGATAGTTCGTTTATTGATTCGTTTTGTGTTTTTACATAATCTTCAACGTGTTTTTTTACAAAACTAGGTAATTTTTTATCGTAAAATGTTATCCTACCACTATCGGAAACATGAGCTATTTTTTTGTAATCACCGAATTCTTCTTCAGCACGATTCCAAAATATAGTACCACTACCCATACTACCTGCTCCAATATCATATTTAGAACCAAATTTTTTGTTTACATTATATTCGTTTACCGATTCTTTAACACCATCTATACCATCCATTGCATCGTGCACTGAATTTAAGTTTTCCAATGCAATTGTAAGTTGTGAATACATCCACGAATCTAACTCTTGTCCTTCTTTCATTCTATCAGAAATCATTTCAGCATAATCCTCAATTCTTTCTAAATTACCCATTGCCATTTCTTTCAACCCCTCCAATGTTTCTTCAGGTGTTTCGGTGTAATCTTCTCCTTCTTTGATTGGCTCTTCTTCGGTTTGTGGTAATGCTGCCGCAACGTGCTCTACACCTTTATCATCAACATATTCTTCTACCGTTGCCAACTTTGTATAATATTGTGGGTCTTCGAATAGATGGTCCATTGTGATTTCTTTAGCCATCTCTCTATCCGTTGTATGTTCCATTTCGGTTTGGATACCTTTTTTAAACTCTGCTACTAACATATCAACACTCATTCCGTGCTTCTCTGCAATATCATTAAGAGTCATACCTTTTGCTAAACCACCAGGAATTTGGTCTTCTCCTTCTTTAATTATACCTTCGTTAAATCTTCTTCTTTCTTCCATTGAATCCCATCTTACACCAGCAATTAAATCATCTATGGATTTGAACATTGGTGAATCTATTACTCTACCTTCTAAATAATGTTCACCTGCTGCGTTTTTCTTTACCTTACCAGTTCCCATTACTTGCCAAAAGTTTCTACTTACACCTTTTGGTACAATAAAATCAATTATATTACCTGGTGCTTTAATAATTTTTAATTTTTGGTCTTTACTTATCTTATCCAATGGTGTGTTTGATGAGATACCATCTAAACCTTTTAATTGTTTTTCGGTAATTATACTTTCAATTCGTAATCTATCAGTAACATCGGTAACTTCATCATATCCAGAGTTTCTTAATGCATCTTCAACATCTCTCCTATCTGCTTTTGGGTCATTACATAATACTGCTCCAATTTTTTTACGAGTGAATGAACCACCTTTATCCCAAATTGACATGATTGCTTTGTAGTGCCAATCATTTGTAGTTACTTCTTTTATGTTTTCTCTAACTACTGAACGGATTTCCTCCTTCATTTGTTTTTCTGATATCTTTTGTCCCATTGTACGAATTTTACCTAATTTTATAGATATAAATATAAAAATTTAATTATTCGATTGATTTTCGATAAGTTTTGCTACAAATTTCTTTACCTCTTCCTGTCCTAAATCATGTGCGGCATCATAAAACTCTTTCTTTTTATCAATTGGTTTAATTTTATCCGAATATGATGGAGTTCTATTGAAATAATCTTCGGTAATATACACCCCATCCAACACAAATTGTCTAATACCAGCTCCCAACTTATTACCTACCGTTGATGCCGCCATTCCGTATGTATCTTCAGGTCCATAACCTTTAAATGATTCAGGTATACCAACCAATTCCCAAAAAGATTTAGAATATAGAGTATGCATACCACAACCAAATTTAATAGTTGCGATTTCTCTTGCAGTTACAGCTACTATTTCTTGAACTAATGTATTTTCAGCAACCCCTTTATCATCCATAGCATAACCATATGGCTTATCTTTGTAATCGGAATGACACAAATCCTCCCAACTATCATCCCACCACTTTGGTAATGATGGTGATAATATGTAAATACCATCCAATTGGTAAGATACATTTAATTGATATTTTAACATATGCTCATGCATCAAAATATCAGTATCCACAAATATAAATTGGTCATAATCTAATTTGTAACTTTCTCTTTTTTGTTGTGTAGTTCCCCAACAGGATGTATCTAATATTACTTCGTTTATATTTTTAACACCATTGAATAGTACACCAAATCTGGCAACAAAATATCCTTGCTTTAATTCACTATTATCCCAATCAGTTAGTTCTGGATTTAAGTTAAGTGTTACTTTAAGTGTCACATCATCGTTCTCATCCAAATATTGAAGTGCTTTGTGATATTGTTGCATAAATCGTTCAAACATCTCTAATTCGGATGGCATTACGTGTATGCAAACTAATGTTCTTTTTTTCATTTTAAAATACGTTTTTAAAGAATGGCTTAATCATATCTTTTGTTGTTAATTTATATATCTCTATTTCAAATATATCCCAATCAAATGTACCAACTGAATCGTTTTGTTGAATTACAAATGGCAGATTCATAATAAATTGCTGATAAAGTTCTTGTGTTAATTTAGAACCATCAAATTTAACTACAACATCTCCAAACAATTCATCATTTACCGAATAAACTTTTTGCGATATATCAAACATAGTTTCTTTACTTTCACTTTCAATATAGGAATCATACTCACAATCCACATATATTCTATCACACCAAGGTTCTAACACAGAAAGTAATTGTGGTGTACAATTTACAATTACAAACGTAGTATCATATCTATTTGGTACTATTGGTAGCATATTATCATCATGCAATACATTTGTATGCCATTTTCTCCACCACTCTCTGAACTTATTCTCTCTTAATTTTGTATATTCTACCGAATCTTTAGGTTTATACCATATAGTTCCATCCGGCAATGGTATCTCTTTTTCAATCTCAATACCATCTTTAAATCTACTACCTCTACAAGTCATATGATATACAAATGCATCTCTACTTTGTACCAACTTATATTCAGCTAAATCCATTCTATTGAATATATCCGAATCTTCCAACTCCATAGGTGCAAACAATAAATCATGTCCACCTATTGATGTAAAATCTTCTTTGTATAACATCCAAGGTGCAAAGATACCATATGTTACCAACCCTTCATTTTGAGTTTCCAATGTAGCAACAAAATGGGTAAATGCTTTTTCTTTTGCAGAAAACTCATCAACTTCCATTCCAAAGTTCATTACATACTTTTCAGGTCCCGGTGGATGTAGTGGTGGTTCTATACGAGTAGCACTCACTACCGTCATCGGTTTTAGGTGCTTTAACATATTACCAACATAGTTTTCAGTAACTACCATATCCGAATGTAAAATTGTAACAATCGGTGTTGTTGCCAATTTAATACCAACATCATATAAAACTGTATGTCCGACTCTATCTGATGATTCATTACGATATTTTGTATAGTGTTCTCCCTCTAACGAGTTTATCCACTCCCAAGTACCATCGGTTGATGCATCATCTAATATAATGATGTGGTGATATGTTCCATAGTGTTTTTCAATACTACTAACTGCCTGCTTTAAATAAGGTAAGTTATTTCGGCAGGGTATAATAAAACTTATTGGTTGGTTCTTTGTCATTTCTTAATATAATTTCCTACTTTTGTTACTCCTTTGTGTTGTACCACTATCGTAGCACATTCGTTTGCGTATAATATTGCTTTACCAATATCACCACTCCTACACCATTCAACTACTAAACCGGATATGAATGTATCCCCAGCTCCACTATTATCTCTAACCTCTACCTCATCTACATTGTATTCGGTTTCCATATACTTACACCCCTTTCCACTCATAGTTACAATTAACTTATCGTAGAACTCTTTGAAGTACTGCCCAGCTGCTATGTTGTTTGCATATTCGTATTCATTTATCTTAATAAATTTTGCATCTAACATATACTCATTAACAATCTTTTTAGTATCTATGAAAACTGCTGAATGGGATTTACAAATGAACTGAATATCTTCATATGTTAATAACCCTTTATTGTAGTCCGATATAATAACTGCATCATAATCTCCAAACTTAATCTTATCCAAATTTTTAATTCTTGGGATAGATGATGTTTCGGAATCTATTCGTATGATTTGGTGATTTGTCTTTTCTTCCACATATCGGATTTTAGTTACCGGATTCTCATTGGTAACTAAGTGAACATCCACTTCCAATGATTCTATGTTTTCAAATACGTTAGCTGCCATACCACCCGTCCGTGTCTCCCTTTTAGGGATAAACACAGGAACGGGTGCTTCAGGACAAAGTCTATCCGCTTTACCATAAACATATACATCAATACAACTATCTCCTATAACTAATATATTCATATTACCAACTAATTTCCCAATCTTTAAATTCTGCTGCTAAGCAATCAATTTTGTAATCTTTTCTACCACCATTTACCTCTTGGATTTTGTTTTTAGCTACGTTACGAATGCCATTTAATCCGTGCGTTAATTCCAAATTATTACCATCTCTAATTCCCTTACGATAGTTAGATTCATTGTGCCAAATGTGTAAGTTCATTTGTGAAAGAACTACAACTGCTCTAATAGTTTCGGCAGTTACAGCTTCAGTACTCTCATCCAAATACAATTGAATATCATGCACAATTGCTGCAATCTCTTCAGCATATTCTGCTTTGTGGTCTGTAATGAATACTTCTTTTAATTGAACAATAGATAATCTATCAATCAATTCACTTAATGTTGGTAAATATTTTCTCTCTTCCATATTATAAATTTGTAAAGTTTTTGTTGTTATATTTAATAATTACTTTGTATGCTTCTAACAATTGTTTGATACCATAATCCAAATCGTAGATAGGTTTCCAACCTCTACTCTCTAACTTATCATTTGATACGATATAGTTTCTTTTATCAAAATCTTCTTTGAAATCATCTTGCTTAATAACCAAAGATGGTATATGTGATTTAATCTTTTCTGCCAATTCCAACTTTGATAAGTTAGCAGTTGATAATCCTACGTTGAATGCTTCACCCTTACAAGCATCATAATTTTCAATGATGAATTGGAATGTTCTAGCTATGTCCTGAACGTGAATGTAGTTTCTCTTAAAGTGTCCTTCGAACAACACTAAATAACCATCTACTGCACTTTTATAAACAAAATCGTTTACTAACAAATCCTGTCTCATTCGAGGCGATACACCAAACACCGTTGCCAATCTCAATGATACACCATTTCCATTTGCTAATAAAGCATTCTCCGCATTACATTTTGTTTCTGCGTATAATGATAATGGATTAAATGGTGAGTCTTCGGTAATGATTGAATCAGATGAACCATATTGTGAATTAGTATTTGGTAAGATTAACTTTTGGTTATCTCTTAGGACTTCAATCACATCAACTACCTGCTGATAATTTACTGCTATTGTCAAATCAGGGTTTGCTTTACATGCCGGCATTCCAACGATTGCAGCTAATGGAATAATCACATCATGCTCTCCTACTAACTTTTGTAATAATTCTTTGTTTCTTACATCACCCATCTCAAACTTAAAACCTTCTCTTTTAAAAAGGTGTAATAGTGATAATTGTTTGTAAGATAGATTATCCAATACCGTTACTGAATAACCTTCATTTAATAGGTGCTCCGTTAATGTAGAACCCAAATACCCAGCACCGCCGGTAATTAAAACTTTTTCTTTGCTCATACTAATCTATTTTTTATATCGTTATATACTACTTCCAATCCCTCTCTCAACGAAGTCTTTGCTTCCCATCCCAACTCTTCTTTTACTAAACTACAATCACACCACTGTCCCCAAATTACTGTATTCTTTGTTGTATCATATTCAATTTGGATATCCTTACCACTAATCTCAACAACAGTATCTGCTATATCTGATATAGTACATCTCTCACCCTTTCCTACATTGTAAGGTCCAACTAATTGCCGTTTATCCAATGCTTCAACCATTTTTTGAATACAATCTAATGCATCTTCAATGAAACAATACGAACGGGTTTCAGTTCCAGTTCCCCAAATTCTAAATGGTACTTCGGGATACTTCACACCTCTATGTGAAAACACCGGAATAACTGAACCTGTCTCTAATTGGAAATCCTGATTTGGTCCGTAGATACCAATGAATCTTGCAATTGCTACATTCATCCAATCATACTCAACTACCGCAGATTCAATTGCCTTTTCACCAATTAACTTTGCCCAACCATATGTTAGTTCTGGATTGGCTGGATATGCATCTGATTCTTTAATCATTGGAGAATCTGCTATCGTTTGTAATTCTTTTGGATAGATGTGTGCAGATGATGCGTAAAAATATTGAGGGGTTTTGTTTTCAATAATACCTCTTAATACGTTACTATCCATTTCCATATTAGCGTTCATCACATCATATGGTTTAGATAAGTAAGTACCAATACCACCAACTTTAGATGCCAAATGGATTATTATATCCTTATCTAAGAACAAGTCCTTTACATCATCCCAAATTCTTAAATCAGCTTGTACAAATTTAATATCATCTATTACATCTGATATAAATTCAGCCTTACCTCTCTCCAAATTATCAATTACAGTAATATCGTAACCATATCTAACTAATCTTTTTGTAAGATGTGAACCTATAAAACCGGCTCCACCTGTAATTAAAACTCTTTTCATATTTTATATAAAATTATAACCATTTTGAAATTCAAACACATCATTGAGTACGCTGTTTGCAAATATGTATTCTAATAAATCGTTGTTTATATAACTAGCATCAGTAGCACTATTATAATAACATCTAAAATTATTTTCTTTCATATAATTGTCAAACTCTACAAAGCATTCATTTTGTGATTTTTCACCATCGTATGAAGAATGTGCATAATATTCAGAATGTATAAAACATATTTTACTTAAATACTCTTTACAACTTTTGATTACATTCAAATCGTTTGATTGAGTATCGGTTTTTAATAATTCTATTGCAGGTATTCTATCCCAAGGAAAATTATCTAATACCATTTTCAATGAAATAACATTTACATCAACCTCACTTTCAGTAGTAACACCATTCAATCCAGCTGAACCATCTATTGGTTTATGCAAAGATGAACATCCTGTATTTAACATTGATGTACAATAGAATGTTTTTGTACAAACCTCATCCACATTATCAATTGCGGCTTCAATTGGAAAAAAGTAATTACCCTTTTCAACATAATTACATACAGTTTCATTATTTATTTTTACTGCATTTTCGTTTACTACCACTTTGTAATCATTTATTCCGTTTTCACCATCAAATAATCTTTCGTAATTATATGGATTTGGTTCTACACCAATAACACATATATTATCATATTTATGAAACCATAAAGCCGCATGTGGGGATGTCATACACATGCCCACATCTATTCTAGCTTTGGTTATATTTGATGGTATTTCATATTTTAAATTAATCTCCTTCATTATAATCGTGCTGTTTCTTTATTGTTCAAATACCAATCAATTGTTTTTTTCAATCCATCCTCTAATGGAGTTGATGGTACATAACCAAATGTTTCTTTAAATTTACTCATATCATAGAATCTCTTAGGTTGTCCATCCGGTCTAGTTGTATCCCAAACAATCTCACCTTCATAACCTATTAATTTAGCTATGGTTTCGTTTAATTCTTTGATAGATGTCTCAACACCAGTTCCCAAATTAAAAGGACCTACTTCATCACAAGCCATAGCATCTATGATTGCTCTAACCGTATCATCTACAAAAAGGAATTCTCTAGTTGCTTTACCAGTTCCCCAAACTTCAACAGTTGGTGAGTTGGATTCCTTAGCTGCCAAAAACTTTCTAATTAATGCCGGAACAACGTGCGAATTTTCTAAATGGAAGTTATCATAAGGTCCATATAAATTAGCAGGAATCAATACAGTTGTATTAAATCCATATTGTTGTTTGTATGCCCAACCCTGTACTATTAAGTTTTTCTTAGCCAATGAATATCCATAAGAATTCATATCAGGTAATCCATTCCAAAAATCATCTTCCGAAAATGGTACGGGTATTTCTTTTGGATAACCACAACCCGCTGCTAATGATACTACTTTTTCAGCTCCATATTTGTAAGCAAAATGGGTTATGTTAATACCAACCATTGCATTGTTGTAGAAGAACTCACCCGGTCTAGCTTTGTTAGCCGCAATACCGCCTACCAAACCAGCAATGTGTAACACTACTTCAGGTTTATTTTCTTCAAAATATTTTTCAACTTCCGTTTGGTTAATTAAATTAAGTTCGGATGTTGTTGGTGTTAATAGGTTTGTAAATCCTTGAGTTTTTAATTCAGTAACTAAATTACTGCCAACAAACCCACCTGCTCCAGTAATTAAAATCTTTTTGTTTTTAAATTGTTCTATATTCATAATTTGTTTTTATTTATCGTGCAAAAAACATTCCGTAATTTACTCTTCTTTCTGGTTGTATTAATTTATCTAATTCTAATTCTTCCAAAGTATAGAAGTTTTTTGGGTATTCTAAATAAGGGTCTCCCTTATCAGAAAATGTTGCTTTTGGAAATACATCACCTTCATCAAACCACCCAATTACACCAAATTGTGTGTAACCTATACTTTGTAAATGGTCTAATATTTTGTATAAACTATCCTTTTCTTCCTCATGCCACTCAAAGCAAATATCACTAGCTTTTCGAGTTAATCCACTTAACACAGTATATTCATACCCCTCAACATCAATTTTAATTAAATCAGGTATACCATATGTTTCAATCATAGAATCAATTGTTATGGATTCTATTTTAACAGGAGGTGCCCAATTTACCGAATTAGCTCCTACATTTTTACTACCCTTTGTAAATCGGGAATTATTCATAAATTCGGTAGATGCCGTAGATACTCCGGTTGATTCGTGAGATATATAAAAATCAATCTCTTCACCTACAACATTGGATACTAAATTGTTTAGTAATAAAAAGTTGTAATTTACCGAAAATTCTCTTTTCAACATACTACATAAATTTGGATTAGCTTCTACCGCTATCACACTTGCGTTTGGATATTTACTAAAACAAACTTCAGTAAATTCTCCTTCATTGTAACCTATATCAAATATTAAATTCATAATTTATTTTGTTAAACTTGTACAAACTCCGTTGGATAAAACTTATCCCTTTTCAAACCAGGTTCATCTGGATGGTAGTATTCGGGAGCTACTACTATTTTATTTGGATTTGGATTTACATATGCTGCCCACCAACCAAAACTACTAGCGTGCGAAAGTATATTGTGGTCACATAACATAATTCTACAAAAATCATCTATTTGTGGCTGACCTTCCGAAAACAAAAACTCATCTCCTTTGAAGAAGTTTTTACACCACTCTACATCAGTTGAATTATCTTCGTTGAATCTCTGTCCTCCAGTAAACACTAAAAACTTTACATTCTTACCATCAAAAACTTTTTTAGCATTGTTAAAGTATTGCTCATACATCCCACCCGGTTCAAATGCTTGTATCAAACCAGTCTGACCATTAGTCATATTATCTCCTCTCCTAACATGCACACTTACTATTTCATAACCTTCATTTTCAGATTTAATCTTATTTATGAACTCTCTATTTTGTTCAACTAATTCCGATTTAGGCGTTAGCTCTTTCTTAATTTGCTCTTCAAATCCTTCAAAGTAAAAAGTACTCTGAAAAAATCCCTCAATTGTACTACCATCGGGTATTTCAAAAAAGGTAGGGTCATATTTGTTCCAATTTGGTTCGGAATACATATATTGGATTTGGGACATATTCTGGTCATCCAAATACCCAGCTTCAATGTTAAATTGGTCTAATAAACAAGTCTGCCCATGCCAATTCATTGTTTGTGGATTTGGTATTACTACCTCATATCCGTTCCGTAAACCCAATCCTTTTAATGCAGCATATTGAAATAACTGATTACCTAACCTACCCAATTCCCCTAATTTGTGAAAAGTTATCATTATTTTACTGTTTTGTTTAATAGGTTTACCAATGAATCAATTTTTTCCATTTCTAAATGTGGGTGATTTCCAATATACCAACTAAAGTTATGTATATGTTCCATATTAGGAAAATCTACGTGATTGATATCAAAATTCTTTCTTATATATGGTTGTAATAATTGATTACCACCACCAGATAATCCTCTTCTAAATTCAATACCATGCTCTGATAAAGTATTTTCAATCTTATCTCTTAATTCAAATGATTTATCTTTCATAATCAAAATAAATGCGTAATTGGATTGCCCTTCTATATCTAAATCAGTTATAAATTTATCAGAATCTATATTACCAATAAAGTGATTAAAATTCCTAACACGATTTAGATTTTGAATATCTAACTTAGGTAATTGACTTAATCCCAATACTGCATTTATTTCGGTTGTTCTAAAATTGTGAGATGGTGTAATGAAAATAAAATCTCTGGATAACATTGGGTTATCATCAATATACTTTTGTCTCATTGTTTCATCACTCATTTCCCTAGCCATTCCATGCGAACGTAATGCTCTAAGAATCTGATAAAACTCGTAATCATTTGTACTAATAATACCACCCTCAATAGTACTCATATGATGTGCAAAGTAAAAACTAAAATTACTAGCATATCCAATTGAACCAACTTTCTGTCCTTTGAATGTTGCTCCATGCGATTCACAGCAATCTTCAATTAGTAATATACCCTTTTCATTACATAATTCAATTAACTCATCAGTTAATGCATTTAATCCCAAAACGTGAGTTACAAATATTGCTTTTGTTTTATCAGTAATCACACCCCTTAACTTATCCATATCAAATGAAAGATTTTTCATATTGATATCACAAAACACAGGTTTGAATCCACTAAATACAACAGATGATATATCAGAAATCCAAGTCAATGGTGGTACAATAATTTCTCCATCGTTACCATGTATATAACTTAATGCTAACATAGTTAATTCATTTGCAGATGCTCCTGAATTTACCATCACACTATACTTTGTACCTAACCACTCATTCCATTTTTGTTCAAATTCGAAAATCTTCGGACCATTGGTAAGTCTTGGAATTGGGTCTTGTTGAAGAAACTCTATTAGATTATTGATATCATCTCTAAAGATATTATCGGTCATCAAAGGCATTTTAAAATTGTTTTCCATAATTTATTTTTCGTTGTAAAAATCTCCCCACTCAACCAAAATAGTTGATTTACCATCCGTTCTATTATAAGCCTTTTGATATGCTTCAAAAATTTGTTCAGGTTCATCCAATCTAATAACTTCAACATTAGGTAACATTTTTTGAAATGCTTCAGTATAATCACCTATGTGTTGAAATTGTGGATGTAACGGTCTTTCCGAACCAATACCCGTTCTAATGATTACCTTTGTATTGTAATCCGATATCAATGGTAGTTTATCTAAATGATTAACCAATTGATTTACAGCTAACAACAAAAAGTTCCATCTAGGATATATTGAAATTGGTACATAACCACTTATAGATAACCCATTAGTAATACCCATTTGCATATCTTCAGTAACAGGCATTTCCATTAATTTGTTAGGATTCACATCCTTTAATGTATTAGTCATTGCAGTTCCAGCGTATTCAACCGCTTGTCCTAAAAAAATAGTATTCGGTTGTTCACCTAACCACTCCATTGACCTTTTTAATTCATCAAAATATTTCATATTTCTAATTTTTAAAATTGTATTCTTACACCAGTTCCAGCGTGAGGATATTTGTTTTCGTATTTGTAATAAATAATTTTATCAAACTCCGTTCCATTTTCAGATTCATATGTAAGTTTATCCTGCTTCCACGTTTTTAAAGTATCCGTACATACTGATTTACTATTATCTTCTATCACAAATGTAATTGGTAAATCGTAGTTCAATGCATATTTGTAGTTTTCAGAAAAACATCCAGTTTCAGATGTCATATCTCCAACAAAACAATATACATGCTCACCATTATCTTTTAATTTGTTAGATAAAGCAACACCAGTTGCGATTGGAATATTTCCCGTTACAATTGCAGTTGAGAATATTTTGTAATCTTTGAAGTTTAATGAGATTGAATGTCCTTTTTTAATTTCATCCATCAACAATTCTTCAGATACTCCTTTTAGTAAACATTGATAATGACTTCTCCAAGAACAAAAAAGCCAATCTTCTTCTTTGATGTTCTGAAATATATCAATCATTTGTTTTTCATTACCACTATATAAGTGAACAGGAGCTAATATCTCTTTGTTCATAAAAGTATCACATACTCTCTCTTCAAACTTAATAAGTGTTTCTTCTGTATGATTCGTTATCATAATTTTATTTTATAAATGTACTTCCTTTGTAATTTGCTTTATACCATTCACTTGTCTTCCTCATACCATCAGTAATTGAAGTAGTTGGTGTCCAACCTAATACATCTTTTGCTTTTTGGCAATCTAATATTACAGTTGTTGGTATGTTTGGTTTAGATGCATCATATTGCATTTCCAATTCTTTATTATTAACTTCCATCAATACATCAGCCAATTCTCTAATTGAATATGCTCTACCTACACCGCAATTGAATAGTTCGTATTTGTTATCTTGCTTATCTATTACTTTCTGAACCATATCAACTAAATCATCAATATAAACAACATCTCTCTTAGCTTCACCATTACCCCACACCTCTAATGTTTTTTCAGAATTGATAATCTTATTAACAAATGCAGGTACTACATGGCATTTATCTAAATCATACTTATCATATGGTCCAAATACATTTGAGTGTCTGATTGCAGTAAATTTAGTATCTCCGATTTGAGAATAGAAATCACACATATTCTCCAAATATACTTTAGTATTACCAACTCCAAAATAGTTCTTATAGATTCTATCAGATGCTGACCAATCATTTTCCGATTGAGCTACATCTTTCGATTGATACATAACTGTACAACTAAAGAAAATTAGATGTTCTACTTTATTTAATACAGCTTCTCTAAAAATCCAAGAGTTCATCACCGCATTATCAGTAACATGCAAATATGGACTGTTGATTACATCCTTTGCACCAGTTGTAGTTGCTGCTGCCTGAATAACAATATCCATACCTTTCATCAACTCTTTTACAGCTGCTTCATCTCTTAAATCAACCTTAACAAATTCAACACCATCAATTGGTTCGTATTTTTGTTCGGAGAAATAAGTAGCAGTTATTTTATAGTTTGGGTCTTTGGAGAAATGCTCAACGCAATTTCTCCCAATGAACCCACTACCTCCACATATTAGTAAATTTTTCATATTAATTAATGTAATAAGCTATACCAACTTCGTTTGAATGTTTAATAAGTGTTACCTCTCTTTGTAACTCTGAAATAACTTTTGGAGTACCATATCTCTCTGCATCTAAACAAGCATCGTGAAATGCAACAATACCACCCTGCTTTACAAATGGTGAATAGTGTTGGTAATCACTCTTAACATATTCGTAACTATGATTACCATCAATGAATACTGCATCAAATCTACCATAGTTAGCAGCTTGTGATATTACATTAACATCAGCAGAATCACCATAGATAAAATGCTCTTTGTTTTGGTTATATAATAACTCTCTATTTGCGTAATTTGCTATGTTTTTAATATCATACTCAACAGTAACAATCTCATCACAAATCAAACTTAAACAAAATTGAGTTGAACCAAAGTGTCCCAATCCAATTTGTAATACCTTCTTAACATTATTTTCAATTAACAATTTAAGAAAATCATATAACTCTTCTCTAATCTGCTGAATTACTTGTGGTTTACTATTCACAATATCTTCTTGCGGGTCAATCCAAAGTTGTTTATAACTCTCATAGTTGTGTTTCAAATATTCACCACCTCTTTTTTCTAACATCAAAAATACATCATCTAATATTTCTTCCGTTGTTGAGTTTTTGTGTTTCTCCTTAAAATACTCATTAAACCAATTGTAATATGCCATTATTCTTCTATTTTATTTGTGTAATCGTTTGTGTGGAAAGCATCATATCTTCCATTGTAATCTTTGTTTTGCCGATACCATTCGTAGGTTTCTCTAATACCATCTTCCAATGATACAGTTGGAACAAAACCAGTTCCATTTAATTTATCAATGTTAGCAACTCTAGCATCATCCCCAGTTGGTTTGGTAGAATCTAATACAACATCTAAACTCTTTCCAGATACTTTAATTGCAGTTTCCACAACCTCTCTAATTGTAATACCTTCACCTTTACCAATGTTTACGGAATAATCAACTTTATGTTCTACCATATGCATTGCTGCTCTAGCAACATCTCTAGCGTGTATGATATCTCTTTTAGATAACCCAGTTCCCCACACATCAACCGTATCAGTTGCCTCTGAAATCTTTCTTACCAATGATGGAATTAAAGTTGAAGTTCTTAAATCAAAGTTATCAAACTTACCATAAATGTTTACAGGTTTGATAATTGAAATGTTTCTCTTTCCAGTTTGTTGTTGGTATGCATCAATCATAACCTCACCCATTCTTTTTGACCAACCAGCGAACCAATCATTACGAGATGGCATTTGGTCCCACAATTTATCTTCGTAGAATACATCAGCAGGTCCGTAAGTTCCAACCGTTGATGTGTACAATCCCCACTCCATATCTTCCGATGCATTCATAGCTGCAATCATAGATGTGTTCATCTGAATAAAGTTAGTGAAGAATACATAAGGTAATTCTTTTACCAATACAGGAGAACCTTTGATACCAGCAATGTGGAATACATATTGTTGTCCTTTAACTACATCTACGCAAGTTTGAAAATCTCTAATATCTCCTTTGATGTAGTTTACATTCCAATCCGATTCAAAGTTATTATCATCCAATGATATTGATGTAACGTTTGCACCATCTTTTACTAATAGTTCTACTAATTCTCTACCAACAAGTCCAGTACCGCCGGTTACTAATACATTTTTTTCTTTAAAGTATGCCATAATTTTTATTTTTCCAATTTATTAAGTTTTTGTCTTTTGTTTTTACGAATTCAAAAAAATTCTCTACTGAATATTTTTGTACTGTATGATATGCACTTTCTATTATTGGTACATATTTTTCAAAGTTAGTATCCACATCATGTAAAATGTCTTCCAATTCTGATAAGTTATCAAAGTAGATAAAATCCTTATCAGGTTCATAAAAGTCCTCAATCAAATTCCAAGGGTCTTTTTTACATAGAATTAATGATTTACAAGTTGCAATTTCATGTGTTCTTACTTTAAATTGAGGTAATATCTCTTCCGATTTATGCTCCCAAATTTTAAGTTTGTTACCCTCAATACCGGGATTGTATTGACTATTGGGTGATTTATACAATTTATTAAATGTAAGTGAACTTTTACATTTACTCACTTCTTTCAATTTATCTTCCGTTGAAATATTAACATGCGTACATTTGTTATATTCATATGGATGATGTAACCAAGTATTTTGTTGTGATGTAATGTATTTGTAAGGAAATTTACTAATAACATCAATTGCCCCAACATGCTCATCTCCATTTATAGAACCAAACCAAGACGATACTGCATCATATTCTCCAAATGATTTTAATGTATGATTTGTATATGGATATGGAACGTATATAAATTTTTCATAACCATAGTATTTGTTCATAAAATCACAAGTAAATGGACAAACACAATATACTTCAGTAAAGTGTTCATATGCATCCAAATAGTAATAATTTGGAGTTACTAAAAACTCACAAGGAGACCAATGTGCTAATAATGCTCTTCTACCAGTTTCCTCATATTGACCTAACATGTATGGGGCATCTATAAACTGAACTCCATTAAAGAATAAATCGTTTGATTTTTCATCTGATAATTTATCAAATATTGTTTGTATATATGGTATAATACCATAGGGTGCATCTCCACCAAAATGTTTAACTACCTTCATTATTCTATAACTTTATTATTTTTGAATACAGTAAATTCGGTTAAATCTCTATAACCATTTAACTCACCCTGGTCCGAATTATGTAGTGGCAAGTTTTGAAACATTGCCAATCCATGTGCTGCTTGTTGTGGAGTCATATACATATTCCAACCATTGAATGTGATATCATCCTCTTTGTAATACTTTTCACTTCTACCTTCATATCTAGCTTTCTTAAACCAATCAGCTGCCTCATCGTTATCAGTAAGAATCATACCACCTTTCCAAATTGGTAATATCTTTTTGATATGGAATGATAATCCCATAAATGTTCCGGGCATATACATATCCTTTGTTAATCTCTTAGCCGCATCCCAAATTGGATATGGTTTTAATTGGTATGCACCTACCCAATGATTCGTTTCAGGTCTCTTATCAAAGATAACTTCACCACCAGCGTGTATAATTGATTGTGGTACTGATAGGTAAGTTTTAGATGGTATAGTTACCTCTTTAACTTCGTTGTACTTACACATTAGAAACAATGCATTAGTACAACTATCAACTGAAATAGCGTAAGGAGCGCCGGTATATGCAGCTATTTCCTCCTCAAACATTCTTACTACTTTATATGGATTGTGTAACATATTATTCTTCTTCTTTAATTATTTCAATGCAAAGTATGTTTTTATCGTTTACCATTACCAATCTACCATCTTTTGTTTCAAATTTAGTAAACTGCCCTTGCTTAATGGATTCTGTATCTACGTTATTGAATGTCCGTTTCTCACCTCCCACAAAGTGTAGTATTTGAGAAACATATTTTCCTTTTTTTGTAATTGAACTCTTTAAGTTTGTCATCATTTTTTGAATATTACATATGCTTCTTTGAATCCACAAGATTTAAAAAGATTCATACTTGCTTCATTACCTAACTTAACTTTGCCCTCCGCATTAGGCCATATTTTCATACCTTCCTCAATCATAAACTTTCCAACTCCTTTTTTTTGGAACGCAGGATGTACACATATACGAATATCATCATCAATCACACCAATATATCCAACAGGTGCATTATCAATCAATGCGATTCTATAATATTTGTAGTGAACAGTCATATACGCTTCCTGCATATCTTCCGTTATGTAAGTTGATTTAATAAAACCATCCTTAACTCTTTCATCATTACGGAGATTTCTAACAAACTCCCAATATTTTTTTGTACAATCTACTAATTCCATACACATACTTTTTGAATGTCCTGTCCACCTCTATAATTCCAAAATGCTTGTAAGTATCCTCTTTCGGTTGGCATATCCATCATTGGTGTCAAACAAGTTCCAATATCAACATAAGAGTTTTCAGGAAATTCTTTGAACAATTCATAGATTGCCAAATTTGAGAATGTTGAAGCTGAAAATAAGAATAGGTGGTTTTTTATGTTATTATCTCTTATCCAGCTTTTGATGTCTTCAATCTTGCCATAATCGTTAATCATTGCGTTATACCCAACTCTGAAATCTTTTATAACAAATGGTAGTTTATCTAAGTTAGCATTTTCATTACATACCATTACCACATTCTTACTATAAAAAATAGGTAGGGTCTGAAATATAAATTGAGGATAGTTTCCGTTTACCCATAGATTTGCCCAACTTAAACTCTCATCATCTCCACCATGTAAATCAATCTGCCAATCAAATGCTTCTTTACCAACGCAACAACTACAACTAATACCTTTGTAGTAATTTGGTTGTCTATACTGATATGCTTCTACTAACTTTTGTTGATAGAATCCATGTTCTTTTGGGTCATAGTGTTTGAAATCAGGAGCTTGATAAACTCCACCTTGCTTTTGGTCTCCAATCTGAATTAGATTTGAGTCTAATACCAGCTCTTTATTTTGTAAAATATATAATTCACCATCCGAATATCTAGCGAAAGCAAAGTGCTCATCGTTTCGTATCATTTCGGTGAATTTGGAAAAATGCTCTCTAAAGTTCTTCATCTAATATTTTTTTAATTTTTTGTGCAGCTTTACCATCACCATAGGGACAAGTTGTGTAAAGATAAGGTTTTTTTATCAAATTTCCAAATAAAACCTCTAATTTATTTGGTTCGGCACATAAATGTAAATGTCCAGTTTCAATTCCTTCCGGTCTTTCGGTAGTTAATCTACATACAATAACCTTTTTATTAAAGAATGTACCTTCTTCTTGCAACCCACCACTATCACTTATTACCAAACTACACTCTCTTAGTATTTTCATAGTTTCATCATGCGATAGTGGTTCTACTACATTTACATTTTTAAGTAAGTTTTTGTGCTTTTGTACATTTGGATTTGGATGTATTGGTAAGATAAATTCGTAATCTGAATATTCAGTTGCTAACTTATCAATTTCCTCAAACCACTCTTTCATTATGTGGTGGTTTTCTCTACGGTGCAATGTAACTAATATCTTTTTACCATAGGTAGGTGCTTCGTATTTAGTTAAGTTATCCAATACCGTATTTCCTGTCACATAAATTGCACCATTTACACTTTCATCTCGCAAATTCATTTCTGAACGTTTGGTTGGTGCAAAGTTTACATCGGAAATCCGTGCAATCATTTGACGATATGCTTCTTCAGGATATGGGTGTTTTAGATTGTGGCTTCTCAATCCAGCTTCCATATAATAAATTTTAATTTCTCTATTAAATGCTGCCAATGCACACGCAAAAGCAGATGCAGTATCTCCTTGCACCAAAACACCTTTAAAATCTCCGTTTGGAAATTGTAATAAGCAATCACTTACTACACTATCTAAACGATTTGAATTATCGGATATCTTTATTCGATAATCTACTTGTACATCTTTAAGTAAGTCCATATGTTGACCTGTAAATAATAAACGATATTCGTTTTTATGCATCAAATCAATTAGTGGTTTTACTTTTAACCATTCAGGTCTAGTACCAAAACATATTAAAATTGGTTTATTTTTCATTTACTAATTTCCAGCCTTTTTTACGTTGATTGTGAAAATACTCATTCATTAATTCTTTGAATGGTATTCCATCTATACTTCTTTGATTTGATTCCCACAATGAGTTAGCATCACCCCCATAAGTTGGACCTTTAGTGCTACCCCATAATTCTATATCTGAACGAGGGTGTGGTGGTACAAATGTTTTAATACCAGCATACTTTTGTAGCATATAAGAGAAATGCATATCTTCACCACAAGTATTATATTTTGGGTCAGGTAATTCTCTGAAAAAATGTGATAACCATTCTTTCTTAAAGAACCAACTATGTCCAACCAAATCAACCTCTACTTTCTTATCATTGTTACCCAAATCAGGCCATCCAAAACGTAAGTAGTGTTCATAATAAGATGAATGTTCTGGTGGTAATGGATTTGGATATAATAACCCAACAGTTCCCATCAATCCTTCCTCTTCTTTCATTGTGTTCATACAATTTTCCAACCATTTTTTGCCCGGTATTGTATCATCATCAAATACACAAACATAAGGATTTCTTGCATTGATTGCAAATCCAAATCTTGCCCAAACTCCAAAGTTGTAATTACAATAGGCAACAGGAACTTCCGTACCGATATCGTAGTTAATCAAATCATTATCACCGGGATTGTTATACCATACTAATATCTCATCGGGTGGTAGTGTTTGATTTTTGAGAGCTTCCATTTGTTCATTTAGATTCTCCCCTCTTTTGTAACCATTTAATATAACTGTTATCATAAGTGTTTTTTTATTCTTTCTGTCCAAACTTTTAACGAATAGTTTTCTTCGTAGTTTCGTTTTGCCAACGTACTACAACTATTGTAAAAATCTTTATCTTTTGCTAATAATCCAGCCATTGATTTAGCTTTATCTATATTCTTAATATCAATCGATAATACTGAATGACATAATCGTTGTGTATCAACTTCTATGTTACCAATACAAGGAATTCCAAAATATGCACAATTAAGTGAGAATGTACCAGCTGCTACCGTTGGCATTAGATGTACTGCATATTTGTAAGTTGATAATTCCCTCATCCAATCATTCCATATAAGTCTTGGTAGATGATTTAATCCATCCATATACTCTTCGTTTTCTCTTTTAGCGTGAGAATCCTGCACCCAAATTGGTACGTTAAAACTTTGAGCTACCATATAACTTTCAAACCCACCATACCATCTTGCAAAATTACCTCCAATGATTACTTTATCCTCTTTAGTTGGTACTATATCTTTGACGTAATCATCTATCATTAGTGAATAGATACTTTGTACTTCTTTGGTAGGAAATAACCCCTTATAGTAGGGAATATCAGATTCGTTGTGGGCAAATATACTATCACATTCGGATAACATATTGTAGAATCCAATTTGGTCTGAAATTTCATAATCATTCCACCACCAATGCGGTCCTTCTTGTACATAATGTACTTTATGATTTCCTTTTTCTTTTATTCTCTGAACGATAGATTGTTGCAATAATTCTGAAATTGGATTGACTCCGTTTACCAATCTACTTCCCTCCGAACTTAAAAAAGTTTTACCTTTTGGAAATATAATAAATACATGGTCATAGTTTGTTAGGTTTTTATCCACACCAAACAAATGAATGTTGTAATGGTCAGCATCTAATGCATGCATCCAAGCAAACTCCGTTCTCATATTTGGATGATTGACTGGGATTTTGCCAACAAATCCCATTTCGGTTAAGAATGCTATTCTCATAATGTATCGTAGTATGCGTTTTGTTTTTCCTGTCTTTCAATTTCTTTGGGATGATATAGACAATAATCCTCTTCTGCAGGCAATACTGAAAGTGTATTGTAACCAACTATTCTTTCATGTACGTTACCAACCCATTCGATTTCAGATGTCCTACGATATATTCTAGTTTGATAATCAGGAAAATTTACCCAACCATTTTGAGATACATTCCATCCCCATTTCTTAACATGCTTTGGTGTTAATCCACTAACAGTATTAACACGAGGGACAAAGAAAAGGTCTACATCTTTATTATACTCAATAAAATCCGAAAGGTTTTCTACCAAATATTCGGATGGAATTTCATCTGCATCAATTTGGAAAATAAATATTCCATTTGCATTATCCTTTAAGTTATTTTTGAATGAAGCAAAATCGTTGTTAAGTGGGTATGATATAACCCTAATATTTGTGTTGTGTAATTGAGATATAATCAATAGATATTGCTTTACAGCATCAGTAGTTGAATTTTCATCATATTGTATTAATATCTCATCATCCGATTTGATTCTTGGATGTAGGAAATTTATTAGTTTTGTAATTTCTTCCAACTCATTACAAACCGTAACCGCATAGGTAATATTTATCATAACTTATTTTATATTTTACAAAGATACGAATAATTTTTTAATTATCCAAACATATTTCGTTCTTTATATATGTATATATAAATATAAAGTTTTTGAATAAAACATAAAAAAATGGGTAACTTTTTTCAAAATTACCCATCTTATTTTTATTTATCTTATTTTAGTAGAATGCGTTCCATACACTACCATTGTAATAATATGGTTTTGCGCCTGTACCACTACCCGATACCATAATCATACCATTTACAGGTATTGCTGGATTGGATGTTCTTATTGGCATTTGAAGTACACTATCGGTGAATAAAAATCCACTTTCAATTAAAATAGTACCTGCGGTTGAATCATAAGTTGCAATACCATCGTTTGTAGGTGCACCTGCTATTGTAACTGAACTACCAGATGAACCAGATGTACCAGATACACCAGATGTACCAGTTGAACCAGTAATTGATATACCAGATGTACCAGACGTACCACTTGTTGAAGCTACGGCGGCTACACCATTTGTTCCATTTAACCCGGATGTACCAGATGTACCAGCTGTTCCATTAGTACCATTCCCAGATGTACCACTTATACCAGAAGAACCAGAAGTTCCACTTCCATCTTTTCCAGATGTTCCGTTTAAACCAGATGTACCAGATGTACCATTTGAACCACTTCCACCATTTGCACCAGATGTGCCAGATGTGCCAGTTATTCCAGACGTACCAGAAGTACCACTTCCATCTTTTCCAGATGTACCATTCGTACCAACACCAGATGTCCCAGATGTACCAGATGTTCCGGCCGAACCAGATGAACCTACCGCAGATGTTCCACTACTACCACTCGTCCCAGATGTACCAGCAGTTCCAAAATTAGTACCATTAATTCCGTTTGCACCAGATGTTCCAGATGTTCCAGAAGTACCACCACTCCCAGCAGTTCCGTTTGTTCCACCACTTCCAGCAGTTCCGTTTGTTCCGCTTGTTCCAGATGTACCAGAAGTACCATCTTTTCCAGAACTACCAGTTGTACCAGATGAACCAGTTGTACCAGATGTACCACCAGTACCAGATGTACCAACACCTATTAATCCATATAAATAATCTAAGTTATCATCCATTTCCAAAGCGGTCAATGGAGTACCTTTTTCTAATCTTTTAACTAATGCCATATCTTTATTCTATAAAAATCAATTCTTATATGAATAAATATAAACAAAACTGAAATTACGGATTATTTGGTATTGGTATCTTCGTTGGGTGGAGTGGGTGTAATATTAAGTAATGCTTTTATAAAATCTTTTTTAAGATTTACTGCTTTTATTTGATTAATATTATCCAATAAATACGTTCTGTATGTAGGAACTTTTCCTTTATATACCGTTTCCGATTTAATATAAGAACTGAAGAAAGAACCACCTGAACGTGTTCCTTTATGTAATAATTCAGATAGTTCTTTCGCCTTATCAATTTGTTCTTCTTTTAACCCTCTTTTAAATAAATCTTTAAACCAAAGTTTAAAAATTTCCGGAGTTACTTCGGTAAATTTAATACAAGTTAATTGCTTATTATATATACCAATTACAAATACATAATTCGCTTTAGCACCAGTCATAGTTTTTACATTACCATCTTTATATTCGTAAGATTGTATTTTGTAAATATTTCTTGGTTTTACCAATCCCTTACCTACTTTGTATTCACTTTCAATAAATGGCAAATATAATCTAGCAAATGGCATTTTACACTTTATTTAATTTTGGTATCTGCATTGGTGATTTATTTAATTTTGGAAGATTAAATGGTACAACCTTTGGAGCTGCTTTCACATTACCATCCATAATATTTGTAAACTTCTCATGCATTTTATCCAATGTAAAGTTTTTAAGAGTGTTATCTTTTAACCCTTTGGATTTCTCTATATAAGTATCATATTTGTTAAATACATCATATATTTTATTTGCTGCCAAACTATAATTTACACTAAACCATTGTGATTCTTTCATACAAAATTGGTCAGCTGCCGATTCATGTACCTGTGTTAGAGAACCTTCTAATAGAACTGCATTATCTTTTGGTAAGAAATCTACCTGTCCACTCCAACCACTTGCTATAATTGGTTTTCCTGTCAAAGTAAATTCAGCCATAGGTCTACCATATCCTTCACCTTTTGCAAATGAAATCATTGCTTTAACTTTAGGATGATGGTATAAATTAGCCATATCACTTTCTTCCATATCTCCATGTAATAGATACACAGATGGACACTTATCTCCTAATGGTTTTAATACAGCTTCTAATTTTTCTCTAGTTACTTCTCTATCAATTACACTAAAACCAGCATGCGATGTTTTGACAATAAGGCCCGGTCTTTTATCTTTTGGTAGATATTGGAATACCGTAGCAAATGTTTTAATTGCCATACCAATATCTTTTCTATCCTGTCCTAAATCTCCTTTTAACCAATGTCCTACAATTAGGAAGTTAAAATCTTCTTTAACATTTACTAACACATCTTTACCAGATGGTGTTAAAAATACATCAACATCAACTCCTTCAAAAAGGACTTCACAAGGTTTAGTTAATCTCGTCTCCCCAACCACCTGTCCAGAAGATTGGTCTTGATGCTGATAAACAGTACCAGCCATAACTTGCTTTGTAAACTCCGATGGAACTAATATTAAATCCATCTTATTCATACCATCGATGAAATCTTTTGGTGCTATTGTAGTTTCAACACCAGCAGTTACACCAATGTTGTAATGTCCTTTTGGTTCAAACTCATTTGCTACTGAAACTTGAAAGAATACATCAGGTTTGTCACCAATTTCACCAATAACTCTTTCTAACATCCATCTTCCAAATTCAGTTGATGGGTCTACTTGGTTTTGTGGAGTACTTCCCCATCTTAAAGGTATAATTTTAATATCGTATTTATCCATTTTTCGTAGGGATTTCATTAAATCTCTACAATGGTCACCATATCCACTACGAGTGAATATAGGTCCTTGAAATACTAATGTAGGTTTGTTCATAACTTATTTAATTTTAAATACTTCAAATCTTTCTCTTGGTTTCCAATTTTCGAATGTAGTTTCTATACCTTCTACTAATGTATCACACATATTTGTATGAGATAATCCCATATTTCCTAAAAATTCTTCTCTACCTCTTAAACCGGCAGCTTTCCGTTCAGGTTTTGGTGTGTTGTAAACTTTCTCAATTACTTCCGCAACTTCGTAGTTATCAACTCTATCATCCCAAATGTATGGAGTTGGTACTGAACCAGCTAATGCCAATGCTCTACTCCAAATTGGATACGCCCAATCACCATGCTCTAACTTACCTTCCCACTCTCTCCATTGATGTAGTGAACCAATCTTAATGTAATCTTCATGCGTTAAGTATTTACCATCCAACTTAAATCCACATTGGTCTTGTAATCCACCAGTTACGTTTACAATGATTGGTGTTCCAGCTACTACCGATTCTGCAGTTGCTAATCCGAATCCTTCGTTGTTTGCTATGTTAATAGTACAATCTGCCATATTGTAAAGAAGATTAAGTTCTTCTACCGATAATCTACTATCTGAAAATACAATGTTGTATTCAGGTGCAATTGCATCAACTACTGCTGGTAAATCAGTTCCGTTTTCATCCACAGGTTGTGTATGCATTAGTAAACAAACCCTTTCAGCTTTCTCTTTACCAATCTTATCACAAAATACTTTGAATGCATGGATTACATCTGCTGGTTGTTTTCTTCTGATGTTACGATTTGACCAATATAATACAAAATCGTACTCCTTACCTTTTAAGATTTTATTACGGAACTCATCAGGTACATCCGCAGGTTTGTAAATGTTTGAGTTAATACCATGTGGTACATAACCTACCTGCCAATCTTTCTTAGGTTTCCAAGTTGGTTTATCATCTAATGCAGATAAACGTTTGATAATACCATAAGTTTGACGGGAGATACAACCAATCCAATCTGAACTTTCATAGAAATTACGATTGTATAATGGGTCAGGTAAATCATCCCAAATTGCGTAGAATAAAAGAGGAACGTTTTGTCTGATTTCATGCTCTATATCATACAACCAAGTCCAATAACGAGGGTCAGTAAAGTGTAAGATAGCATCAGGTTGTTCGGTGTTAATCAGTTGACGGATTAAATCTGCATTACCATAACCATTCCAAGGAAGAATCTTAACATTGGCATCTGCTACACCATAGTTTTTACGAATATCTTCACTTACATCTAATATTTTCCCAGCATCGGGGTGATTGATTGCGGCTCCTACCTGAAACCAATCGTATTTATCTACCGTTCCTAATACTAACTCTTTTGACATTGTAGCAATACCACTTGCCATTCTTAAGTCATCGGATAGTAATAAAATCTTTTTCTTTTTTGCCATAACTTATTTAATAATTTTTTAAAATTGTGAACCGCTAATTTGAAGTTGTAAGTACTCATTCATTTCGTTTCTGAAATCATCATCTCTAACATATCTTTCCACAGTTCTATTAACTAGCTTTTGTAGTGTTACATCGGAATCAAATGATACTTTTTTGAAACTTGAATACACATCTTTTAAAATTTTTACGGTTGTCAGTTTTGTGTTTTCATTTTGACCCATAGTTATTTCGTTTTATATATTTGTATATATAAATATAAACATTTTAAAAAAACGAAAAATTATGAATTAAGGTTTACCATCACACAATCCCCTAACAGAGAACTCACACCATTTGCAATTTTTTTTAGCATTGCCTGGTACTTTGGGATATGGAATATCTCTAAAGTTACCCTCATCATCAAACACAATATCAATGAAACTCATAAATTCATCATACACTTTGTTTACCGATGGAGAACCATTTGGTGGAATATGTTTTGAAATACGAGGTACAGGATATGGTGAATCATCAGGAAGTTTCCTACGCATGATTTGGAACTCTACTCTGATTTTTGTTAATGGTATATCAAACAATTCAGAATAGTATTTCTTATATAATAGAATTTGTGAGTTCTTTAGTCTATCTTCCTTTTGATACTTATTCCACCCCATTGTAGAGGTCTTTAAGTCAATGATTACGATTGCGTTTTCCGCAATATCTTTTAATACAATATCAATATAACCAATGAAATGTACACCCTTCTTAATCTCTTTATTTAATGGAATCTCAATACCAACTAATTCATATCCTGATTTAGAATAGAACTTTCCGATATGTTTCATAAACCATTCTAAAATACGTCTACCATCACCAAAAAACTCTTCCAACTCCTCCTGCGAACAAGGTGTTCCCTCACTCATCTTCTCTACCTCTACTTTGTAGTTTTCTCGCATCCTCTCCAATAAGAGTTTATCCACATTAATTTCATCTGCTTGCTTTTTGGAAACACCATACATAACCGAAAGGTAGTGTTGAATTGTTTCGTGCATAGCCGAACCAAAAATTGTGTGAATGTTAGATGAACTCTCTCCTAACTTGTCTATGTAATTCAATTTGTATTGGTGTGGACAAGAACTCCACATACCATATTGAGAAAAACTAACTCTAGCCATATTGTTTATTTATATACAAAGATATGTAAAAATGTTGATAATTCCTACTAAATCCCTAATTTTAATTTTGTTATAATTTTAGGGTCAGTTCCATACATTTCTGCAATCTCCTTTATATGCTCTTTGCCTGTTTTGGTTGAATATAGTATTTTAAGATATTCCTCCGCTTCCGTATCAGATACTTCGTATTTTTTCATTACTAACTTAACCAACCAATCCTCATACTTTTCCGATGAAGCTGCTTTCATATATTTTAAGAAAGTTCTACTCTTTGGTAGTAATCCAATCAATGCTTTGTAAACTGCTTTTGGTGGTGCTTCCTGAAGATATGGTTGTACATCTGCTATTAACTCCACCCATTGAGGATTCATTGTCATATAACGGATAATCATATAGTTACTCCAACTCTTTCTATCCGATTCATCCAATGATTCCCAATAGTTAGGGTCTTGCTCATTAGTAATTGCTTTAATGTGGTCAAACAATCCTTTTGCCATTATTCTTCTACCTTTAATCCTTTTGGTAATAATTCATTTAATAACTCACCACAATCTCCACATAAGAATACTTCGATTGGGATAACCTCGTCTTCAGTACTTCCTGTCAATAATTTGGATGTTTTACGGAATGAAAATCCCTGTACAAAAACCTCACCACCACAACCTTTACATTCAATTGGGTTTGTTTTTGTTAAATCCAATGGTGCATCTTCTTGTGGTGTTAATGCTTTACCATCTGCTCCTATAATTCCTGCCATTTTAAATTGCGTTTAATATTTGTATAAGTGTTGCTGCCGCAGTTATTTCTTTATCAATTACCAATGCTGATTTATAAGCACCATCCCCTAATAAAAGAATTACATTAGCGGTATTTTCTCCAGCATATTCTTCCACTTTATCATATAGTAAAGTGTATAGTTCCGTAAAATCAGATACCTTTGAATCAATTAATGCCTGTCTCACATTCATATATTTGTTTCTCTTATCATCATTAGATTTTAAGATATCCAATACTTTGATTTTGTAATCGTTTTCTAATAGATTCTGAACATCTACTTTCAACTTTCCTTTGTTAGAGTTAAGTTGGCAAGTATTGATAACCTTACGAATATCAGGATATGCAGCATCTATGATAGGTACTAAATCCTTAATATCAAACTCAATCTCTTCAGCTTTTAAGATGTTACTGATTTGGATTGCCACATCTTTCTTTGTAGGTGGGATGATTTGGAATGTTTGGCATCTACTTTGGATAGGTTCAATTACCTTCTCCACATAGTTACACGTTAGAATGAATCGGCAGTGTGCTGAGAATGTTTCCATTAAATTACGCAAGATTGCCTGTGCGTTGTGAGTCATATAATCAAACTCATCCAAAATGATAATCTTAAATGGTTTGAATCCCATAGAAGATGCAAAGTTGGTTACTTTGTTACGGACAGTATCTACGTTGTTCTCCGATGATGCGTTGATAATCATATAATCACATTCAATTGAATTTACAATTAACTTTGCTAACGTAGTTTTACCAGTACCAGCTCTACCATACAATAACAAATGTGGTACATCTCCACTTTCTAAATAACCCTCTACTTTGGCTTTTAGGTGGTCATTACCTACATACTCCGATAACTTAGATGGGCGATATTTCTCAACCCATAAGCTATTGTTTACTTTTTCTTTTGTTTGTTCTATAAAAGACATATTATTTTATTTACCTGTACTACCAAATCCACCGATACCTCTCTTACTTTCACTTAATTCATCTACCTCTACAATCTGAACAATTGGGTGTGGTACGATTATTATTTGTGCAATTCTATCTCCCACATTATAGGCAATAGAATCCAACCCATTCAACTTATTAAAAGTTGCTTGTAATTCTCCCCTATATCCAGCATCAATAACGCCAACTGAATTACTTAATATCAATTCGGTGTTTCGTATAGATGAACGAGGAAAAACTAATCCAACCATTCCATCGGGTATCTCCATTGCAATACCCAACCCATATGTTATTTGAAATGATGTATTTTCTATAATAGATGTTGCTACTAAATCCATTCCAGCATCACTCTCCTTTGCGTACTTTGGTTTTACCGCATCAGGATGTACTTTTTTAATTTTTACTTTCATGTGTAAATAATTTTTGTTTTTGTTGCATTTCTCTACCTTTCTCTGTCATCTCTCTTGCAAATATCTTAAACACCTTCCCATCATTATGGGTAAATGTTATATTTGAATGTTCGTTATTGGATATAGTAAATTGAACTTGTGGTTCATCATCGCCCATATTTTCATCCGTCCATGCAAATACTTGTGGTTCGTTATTATCAAACTGAAAACACCATTCACACTCTTCGTATTTGTTTGGTTGTTTTATATTGATTATTCCATTTGGTGTGGAATTTATATCTTCAAATAACTCTAATTGTTTTCCCATTATCTTCCTACTTCTTTTAAATATTTTGCTTTGAATTCATCCCAACCCATACCTATACCTTCAATATAGAATAGATGTTCGGGCTTAATTCTACCTTCATCATGCAATTTAGAATATCTACTAATTGCATGTTTTTTCCACCATTTGTTAATGTAATCAATACCTTGCTCAAATTTAGGTTTTAATACCAACGCATCTTCTTCAATTTGCTTACATAAGAACTCTCTTCCGTTCTCATACATCATAGCAAGATATACACCTCTTTTAAATCCGTGATGATATTCGTTTGCTTTGATTCCACACTCTTTGAAGATTTTACCCAATATCTTTTGTTTAATACCACTAACAGGTCCATTAGCTTCATATCCCATATTAGCACCATTTCTAGCTCTTTCTTCGGTAATATTATCACTATACCACTCTGCTCTATTTTCTTTTAACCATTGGTGCCAAGGGTCATAGAATTTATCATCAGGCTTTAAACTAATCTTACCAGCTGATTCTCCTAATGTTTTAAAAAGTGGAATACCATTATATTGTGAGTGAATACCATATAATGATGTTGTACCAACTGCTACAAGCGTTTGACCATACTTTGTTTTCCAATGATTTCTAATCTCCGGAACAGTAGTCATCATAGCAACTAACTTACCACCTAAGAAGTTATATCCTAATGGTTGTGTACATACAATAGTAGATGCGATTGTAGTGTGGTTTAACTTACCATCTACAAACTTATTATCTTTACTCCAACCAATAAAATTATCTCTAACTCCCATTGAAGTAACATCGGATGCCAATGAAATTTGACCTAATAATTTACCACTAACTCTATCTTTCACATTAATCTTAACATTTCTGCCAGGGTTTGCTGTAAAATCCATTGTGTGAATCATCCTACGGATTTGTGCCCACTTAGTAGATTCTTTTGGATTATCATCTACAATCTCAACGTAAGGGTCTAACGATTCAATTTCTTTTATCGTTAGTTCCTTATTGTTGATATCAGTTGGTTTCCATTGAGAATCGTAATATGAAGCTATGAGGGATTTATCCTTAATCATTGTATCTCCCTGTAATTCTACCCATTTTTTGTATAGAGTTTGCTCCTCTACACTCATAGTAAGTAGGTAATCCATATTTTCTATTAGATTTGCCTTCTCTCTATCAAAATCAAATACAGGTTTTTCCGGTTCACTATCCCAAAAGCTCATATTATATTATTTTACGATTGCTACAATTTTATTAGTTACTATTGATGGTGAATAGATATAAATTTCTTTACCAGCATTCTTTACAAGGAACTCTTTCAAATTCATATTCCAAGTTTCACAAACATATAGATAATCATCAATTAACATTTGTGGTTCTTCAATTATAGTATAGTGCTGATTTGCCATCTTATTTAATCTCTACAAGATAATAGTTTGATACATAATCCCCATCCGTAAATGATACGTGCGATAATCCTTTTGAAGAGATTTTCAATGAAGATGTTTTAGAACCTTTGTTAGCCATTAAGATAGCTTTCAAATACTTTGCAGAGAATGCAATTGGTTCGATATCATTAGTTGCAGTTGAATCCACATCCAATGAAATTCGGTTGGAATTGATTGAAGAGTATCCTAAAATAATCTCACCCTTACCACCTTTGTGAATAAATGTAAATGTATCTGCATCCGATAATACACCTTTAGATTTGATGAACTTATTTACAAAGTCATCATCCAATGTGATTTCCGCATCAAATGGAGGAAGTGCTTTCAAATCAGGTACCGCAGGGATAACCGATGGTGCAGCTAACATATATTGTACTTTAGTTTTCTTATCCGAAAACTTTAATGCTCCAGTCACTTCTTCAATAGTGATAGCATCATCTAATACGGATAACAAACCTTTTAATTGTGATGTTGTATAGATACCAAACTCACCATTTGGGAAATCCGATTCTGCAACACTTACATCACCTAATAAAGTTTTATCATCTGAAATCATTCTTACCGATAAGTTATTCTCATCGGATTTTACCATAACGGATTCAATCTCACCACCTAAGTTGTAACGACCTACGAAACCATCAAATTTGCTTCTGTTCATAATTAGTTATTTATTGTTTTATTTATTTTATATTCGTTTACAAAGATACACATATTTTGTGAATTTTCCAACTAAAAAGAGAAAAACTTTTCAGCTGTTTTTTGTGAAGAAAGAACTTCACCCCAACCCAATGCTCCGTAGAAATCTTCTAACTTCTTTAGCAGTTCTCTCTCAAAGATTTTATCGTAATCAATGTAAGTTTTTACTAAATCCATAATTTGTTCCGAATCCTCATATCCCTTAAATGCCAATCCATCTAACCCATATGGATTTTGCTTTAGATATACCCACTTAATCTTATCACCATCTTTCATTGGTTCGCAGGTATTTTGTATATTAAAGTGAGCTATCAGTTGGTTATGTGCAATTGCTGCTTTAACGTGCGCCGGTGTTCCACTATTGAATTGAAACATTGCTCTATTATCCTTTTTCTTTGGTATGTATTTAGATAACTCCTTAACTGCTGAATTCTTAGCAATTGAAGTTACATTCATATTAACCAAATCTTTTTTGAAATAGTGTATCTTATCAGTTAATACATCTTCGGTTTCACCCTTTAGAATATCAATTAAGATACCACTCATAAACTTACGGAATTGTGCTGGATATGATGAACGAACTACATCCAATCCTTTAACATCCAATCTATCACATGGAATACCATTTTCCGCAATAATCCATTGTGCATATCTTTTTTTAGCAATCCAAATACCTGATTTGGATACAAACTCTTTCTTAATTTGGAAACGGTGTTTGGTTTTATCTACATTGAATACTCTTTCCGATAATACATCATAAAAGTTGTTTAAGAAATCCTGCGTTTCACCAGCAATTGTATCTACTTTCAATGCAATTTCAGTATCATTATCAGCTTTCCAATTCTCATATCTATGGTCTAATATAGGTACTGCTGAAAAGAATACTGAATCCGTATCAATGTATATGTTGAAATCCTGTCCAATTGTTCCTAACTCTTTATTGTATTTAATATTAGCCATATCAGCCGTAGATTTAATTACGGTCTGACCTGTTGTTGTTACCGCCTCAGCATTATCCACATCATAGAAACGGAATGCGGGTAATCCCAATACTCCGTATAGTGAGTTCAATAAAATCTTTTGTACTAACTGTCTTTTCTTATAGAATGCATATTTTTCTTTATCACCACTTTCACCAAATTGTTTTTCCAACTTACGGAACTCCACACGTTGAGAGAACCACAAATCTAAAATATCAGGGATACAACCAGCTTTATCGGTTCTATACATTACACCATTAGATGATACCGAATACTTACTTTCTTCTAATAGTTTCTTTAAGTTTTCTTTTGATATCGTTCGGTTTCCAATGAAGAACTCATCAATCTCACCCTTCATATACTTTTGAGCATCCCAATTATCAATCTTAGCTACCTTTGTTTCAGGTGATATGTTAAGAGTCATAATGATGGATGGATATAGTGATGTTAAGTCCAAGTCATATATCCAATCATACTTACCAACAATGGGTGCTTTTACATATGCCCCAATAAACTTTTCTTGGTCATTATCTCGCAATGCCTGCATCCTTTCTTGTCTATCCGCAGGTTTGTTAGGTGCTACAATATTCTTTCTTTTTAGATAAGTTAGTAGTGCACCTTCCAAATATTTTGATGAATATACAAAGTCCTCATATGGTACGTGTCCAGCGTGGCAGATACCTCTAGCAGTATCAATGAATTGTAGTTTGGCATCCATATCTACAACTAACTGAACATCCACTAAGTTATATTCAATAAACTTTTCAATATCATCTCTGAATAAGATATCCAAATTACCTTTATATTCAATCTTACCTCTACCCAACTCTCTCATTGCAATACTATCCAAACGATAGTTGTCCAACTCCGTATATGTGAAGTTTTTATACAATCCTAAATAATCCAAATAGGATACCCCCGCCATAAAGAATCTCTTACGATATGGTGACCAGAAACATTCTCCGATTGGTGATAAACGATTAGCATGCTTTTGACCTAACACCCTCTTAATACGATTGTATAGGTAAGGTGTATCAAAGTAATCAATGTTCCAACCTGTAACGATTGTGGGATTAATATACTCATACAAATCCAAGTATTTAAGTATCATATCCCTTTCATCCACAAATGGAATTACAATGGCTTTATCGGTTTTCTTCTCCACCATCTTACCACTCTTATCCATAATAAGAACATAGTATTGGTCAGCTGCTGAATCATGTAAACCAATTGCGGTTAATTCGTTTTCCGCTTTCTCCATATCAGGTAATCCAGTCTCCATCTCACACTCAATATCGTATGTTAAGATAACGTGCCCCTCCGATGGAACATCCGAATCCGTATAAGTATCAACCAATACTCTAGTAGTTTCGGCAACATCCGATTCAAATAGATTAGGGTCATCTCCCTTAAATTTGTATATCTTTGTTAGTTTATCACCATATAACGATGTATAATCACCCCTTTCGGCTTTTTCATACGCATAACGAGTGTAAGGAAAACTTCTATACCCTTGTTTATCATCCCAAATGTGCACTAAATTCTTTTCTCTCTGATAATAGCAGTTTTGATACATAATTAATCTTCAAATATTCTAGCGGTTTTTTCAAAATTATTTTCAATATCCCAACTCTTTAATGAGTTTTCCCATAATAGGGCTTTTGATATTGTACTTACATCGGGTCTTTCAATTGTTCCATCCAATAACCCAACAACCACTTCTTTAAAATGCTCCTTCGAATTATATAGTAATGGATAATCATTACCAACCATTTCAGGGTAACATAATCCGTTTGGTAGTACATATGGAACACCTCTACTCAATCCATCCGTTGTACTCATACTCCATGCTGAATATGTTTGGAAACAACCAACTCCAAAATGAGCTTGTGATAGTTGATTCATATAAACATTTCTATCGGCATGTCCAATGTATTTTGTGTATGGTTTTTTCATATCTTTCAAACTAGTCCACACCTCAAAATCCTGTCTTTCTTTCCATAGATTATCCATAGTTTCAAAGAACCATTCGGAACCTGTATATACCCCTTCTCTATGATTGAACACAATAGTTTTTGGTTTGTACTCCGTTGGTTCTACAAATTCATCCGTACCCAAATACCAAGGCTGAATAATTCTATCTAATTTTTCAATGATATGTGGTTGAAAATCTTCAGATGCTCTTTTAATTACCAAATCTTTAACCCATTGGGAGTTTACACCACATACTTTCATATCTAACATACCCTTAACGTTTTTCCAAAAAGAGTTATCATCCCTAGCACCATTATCTTTGATTTCCCACCAATGACAGTATCCGATAATAGGTTGAGTTTTGTTGTAAATACGAGTAATTTTATATTCGTGTGTCCATTCAGGTAGATGTGACCAAATTAGATTAAAATTTTCCTTATCAATTAATCGGTGGAAAAATTTATATGGATAGTTTACCCTCATTTTTGGCGGAAAGCAATCTAATCCATCCATTCTACGGAGAGATACGTTTGGATATTCGAATGTATTAATAATACCAGGATGGTTATCCATATCAGGATATGGGAGTACAAACTCCCATTTCTTACCTATTTTTGTGTTATCTAAAAATGCTTTAAACACCAGTAAAAATGAATCTCTATTTATATCTTTGTTAGAGCCAAAGTTTGTGTAATTTGGTATTACTAATACTTTCATATGTTAATCAAATAATTTTGCGAATTTTTGTGTGTTTACCCAAGCTTCTATATCATCCATATCTGATGGTGGTTTTGGGAAATCTCTTTTAAATTCGGTTATATATGTTCCATTTGAACTAAAATATCCATTAGGTATTTGTTGTTCTTTTACTATTTCTATGTTATCTCTAGCAGGCCCCATATCAGTATTTGAGTATGTATAACCACCCGATTTCTTAGCTGATAAATAATGACATAAATTCAATCCAGTTCCCTTTTCCAAATCAATATATGTAATGAACCAACCTTTGGTATTTCTATCATACATTTTGAATGTATGTGATAATCCAATTTCCTTTGCTTTTAATCTAAGGTTTCTAAGTTTTTCTTTTTTAAGAGAAGATTCGGATTGGGATTTTCCAGATTGAGTGGTTAAATGTTTAATATAATGATTTACATAAAATTTAATAACTTTATCAAATCTACCATTCCAAGAGTTTTCGGATTCTTCAACTCTCTTAACAAAATTACTCATATTTGTTTTCAATTGTTCAATAAACCAAACTACAAAATTAATAGAAGTAGATTCCAATCCAGATTCTCTAATCTTACATTCTTTCATTATAAATTCAATAGCTTTATACATAGTAAGTGCAGTATCCATAGAACCGACTTGGAGTTTATTAAACTTATTAGTTTGTCCTTTTGTTGGATATGTTGCTTGCCATTCATCATATGCCTTACTAATCCAATCATTATATTGTCCCCATAATGAATCACCTTGCTCATCCGATATCAATGCTACTTTTTCTAATGATACTTTTAATTTCTTAAAGTCATTAGTTGTTGTTGTGGTATCAACAATAGATGATATGTATGTATTTCCTCTTTCAGTCTTATCATTACCGGCTAAAAACTTATGCAATTTAGAATCAAAATCCATATCCCTAGCTGCATTCAAAATCATAATTGGTTCGGTTTCAAATCCAGAAAAGTTTTGAGATAATCTACCTGATAAAAATGTTTTTTTACCCATAAACACATCAGAATCCGAACACATTTTATCCAATTCGGTTTGATTAAAATTAATATATTTATCATGTATAACCGAATCCATAAGTTCCGAAAGACCAAAGTTGTGAGGTCTCCAACCATTTTCATCATTATTTTGACGAGCAATTTCAGTTTTATGGGTATCAATTGTTTCCAATCTAATTTGTAAAGTTTCCTTTTTTGAAATTAATATGTTAAAATATTTTTCAGGAATTAAATCCTTAATACTAAATTCATCAGCTGTTTCTGATAATTGATTCAGAATATTTTCGATACCAATAGTTTGAAATTCTTTTAAAGCAGCTGGTGTGCTATTTCCCTTTTCCGTAATATCTGCTAATTTTCGTTTAACAGCTAACCAAAATGTAGAATCAAACTTTTCTTCTTTAACAATCACATTATATAGAATAGTCATAAAGTGCCCTCTATCCTTTCCCAATAAAACACGCTTCATTTGGATACCAACATCGGTCCTATTTATTGGATTGGATATTAAGGAAACAGGAAAAAAATTGAAATCAGCAACTTGATATAAATATCTAATTAAATAAGCTACTTTGGATATTAAAGTGGATAGGTGAGTTAAGAAAGGTTCTCTATTATAAATAGAATTGATAACACTACCATCATCTGCTATAATTTTACTATTCAACCCCTGCTCTCTAGTAAAAAATGGTATATACATAAGTGGTACTTCCAATTTTGCAGTTATAGAACCAACTTCACCATCATTTACTAATTTTAAATTAGTATCAATAAATAATTCATCTATAATTTTAACTAATTGAGTTCTTACATATGTTCTTTCAGTTTCAATAGTTTCTATAAATTTTTTCATTTTACCAGATGGTGCCACATGTGGTTTTAATCCAGCAATATGTTTTATATTTTTAGACTCGTTATCCAATTCTTTTCTTTTTCTACGATTATAATTTACTTTAATTTGTTTAATTTTGTTTATTGATTCTTTTAAATTCATTATTTTAGGGGTTTATGTGTTTTATAAAGGTAATAAATAATTTTGATATTTCCAAATATTTTACCAAAAATTTTCAGTACCTTCCGGCACCTCGTATGTAGTTGGATGATGTACTACTTCTGTATTATAAGATGCAGTATCTTTGGGGTATGGTTTGATTTCATGCTTTAATCTACACATCAAATCTTTCTTCTCTCTTTTATCTTGAGCAATTATCTGAACGTACCTATGTTTTGGTGGTTCTTCTCTTCTCCAAAATTCTTTGTATCCCTCTTTACCAATTTCGTTTTGTAAATGTGCCAAATTACCACTACCCCATAGGGAGAATACTGTCCTACTATGAATCCATTTGTAAGGGTCTTTACTTAATGAGATACCCCAATTTGGCATTAGTGCTATATCGGATGATAACCCTTGATAAATCCAATTTGTAGCTTGGTAGATACCACCTAAGTGTGCTTGTCCGTTATCCGCATATGATAGGAGTACTTTGATTGCTTTATCGTTTTCTTTTAACCATTTGAATGTCTGTCCTAATGCAAATGATTCAATGTTAGAACCATAACCATCATCACAATATAGACGAGTTAGTTCTAAAATGTTATCTTTGGTTAATCCTTCACAAATTGATGTTGATGCTTTTGCTCCTACTGGGAATCCGTAAATTACACAACCTATCAATCTATCACCATCAAATGTATTAGCATCATCGGATTTGTAATAAATTCCTAATGCATATCTACAAGCTGTCCAAGCGTGAGTATAGTGTTTCTTTACAATAATATCTTTTGCAATGTTTTTAGCTATTGGATGAACATACACCTTACTAACATCACAATAATCTTTTCCTTCTACTTTCATATCTTACCAGAAACCATCTTCTTCTTTATTGTCATTTTTTTTTTAGCTACCGGCTTTTTCTTTTTCTTCCGCTTAGCATCTAATTTAGCGAACGCATCATGCAACTCACCTAATTTACCGTCTGCTTTTGGTTTTCTTGGTGATTTGTTTTCTTTCAGATATTCAGCACTCCATTTGATTTCAACCGATACAGGCCCATTTGTGTATTTAGTTAAATCGTATTTCCAAATAGTTACACAATCATCACTTTTATACACTCTTTCGAATTGAGTTGCGTTTGGTACTTCTATTAGTTTTTTAGCCATAATACAAAGTTACGAAATTAATTTGATATTTCCAAATTTATTGGGTCCATTTTATGAACCTCATCAATGATATCCAACTCCACTTTGGGATATGGAAACACTTCATGTTTAAGTGAATTTATAAATGCTTTTCTTTCTTTCTTATCTTTGGTTAGAATATACACATATCGGTGCTTACGGGGTTCTCTCTTAATCCAAAATGGAGATGTTACCATTGTCTGAATTATCTTAGGGTCATTTGTTCCGTATTTTACATAAGATGTTCTACTATGATGCCATTCATCTTCCTCACTCCATTTAAAACTCCAACTATCACTCCATCTGATTTTGTTACCCTGATAAATCCAATTTGTAGCTTGATATACCGTTCCTAAATGCCCAGCATTTGGGTCTGAATATGATATAAGTGCTTTTATACGAGGTACATTCTTTCGTAACCATTCAAACGATTGTCCAACAAACCAACTCTCAATGTTAGAACCATATCCATCAAATACAAATAATCGGGTCAATTCTAAGACACCATCTCTTGGAAGTAACTCCGATATTGATGCTCCTGCGTTTCTACCAACCGGGTCACCATAACAAGCAACTCCAACAAGTTGTTCATTCACCCCACTAAAGAAATTGTGTTCATCTTCGGAAATATAGAACAATCCCAAAGCATAGGATACCTTCGTCCATATCCCACTATAATGGTTATTGACAATGATATCCTTTGCTATGTTTTTGTTTATCTCTCTAATTGAAAATTTAGAGATATCGCAATATTGTTTACCTTCTATTTTCATAAACTACCAGACCAAAATTCGTTTAGATGAGTCCAAGTTTTACGTTGGATAATTTTTAACACATTTGATGGCGATACCTTATTGTTTCGGGCAATCACTTTAATATTCCTATGACCCATTTGCCATAGTCTTCTAATTTGTAACACCTGCTCATCCGTAAGTTTGGCAGATGGGTGCGTTTGACCCCTTAATATTCCCATGTAACAAATATAACACTTTTATTTGGATTTTCCTAATTTTTTATCCTAAATTTTCATTTATGGCGTTTTCATATACCATTTTAGATTGAGCTCCCACAATTCTTTTAACTTCCTTACCATCTTTAACTAATAGTACAGTTGGTACTGAACGGATTCCAAATTGAGATGCGATATCTGAACTATCATCAATATCGTATTCGTTGAAGGATACTCCACTAAATGAATTTTTTACCTCATTAAATGTTGGTGCCAATGTTTTGCATGGTCCACACCAACTTGCCGAAAATTTCTTAACTTCTAACATATTTTTATTTGTTTATTTGTTTATCCCTCACAACTTACACAGTCCGGGTCAGTTGCTCTTGCTGCAATATCACCTCTTAATACTGATTCAGTTCTCATATAATATAAAGTTTTTACTCCCTGCTTCCAAGCTTCCATAGTTACTTGATTAATCCACTTAGGGTCAGCTATTGATGGGAATGCTAAGTTTAGAGATACTGCTTGGTCAATGTATTGTTGTCTTATACCTGCCTGCTTTACCAAATCCAATTGGTTAATCTCTTTGAATGTACGGAATACATCCTTAACTGAATTACATCTATTTTGATGCTCTTCCGTAGTTACTTCGTTACATTGTACTAACTTACTATCTAAGAAACACCACTCATCTAAAAATGCCAAATCTTGCACCGAACCACCATCTTCTAATATCCTATCCCAAGTTTCTTTTGTATTTTTTCCAATCTTTTTCAAAACTCTTTCTAATTCAGGGTTTTTACGAATAAACGTACCTTTAGAAGTTTGCTCCGTAAATACGTTAGCTGCCCAAGGTTCAATACCACTACTTACGTTACCACTTAATTTAGAGTTTGATACCGTAGGTGCTACTGCACGTAAGTGAGTATTTCTGAAACCTGTATCTCTACACCATAGGGGTTCTCCATATTCGGATGCCAAATCTCTACTTGCTCTTTCCGATTCAATCTTAATTTGAGAGAATATTTTACGAGTTTCAAATTGTGCTTGTAATCCTTCAAATGGAACACCTTTTTGTTGTAGGTATGTATGCCATCCCAAAACTCCCAATCCCAATGCTCTTCCTTTTGCCGCTGAACGAACTGAATTATCAAATCCAACCAATCCCTTAGCTCTTTGGATAAACTCCTCTAAAACACCATCTAAAAACATTGTAGAAGTGTACACTAAATCGGTGTCTTTCCATTCATCGTATTTAGCTAAGTTTAGTGATGAAAGGCAACATACAAATGAGTGAGATTCATCAGTATGTAGAACAATCTCCGAACAAATATTAGTCATATAAACCTTCAATCCATTTTTCTTATATGCGTCTGGATTTTGTTTGTTTACATTACCTTTAAACATAATATAAGGTTCTCCAGTTGCTTTTCTTTTTTGTAATAGTTTACCCCATTTTCTCCTTGCTTCAGATTCCCCCTCTTGCAACTTTCTCATAAACTTATCACCTACTACCGCACATTGGTGCATATTAAGTGATTGGCGGTTTACATCACCCTTTGGTTCTCTAATCTCCAACCAATCTTCAAAATCTTTGTGTTCGATGTTCATATTTACCGAAGCGGCTCCCCTACGAACTGAACCCTGATTTGTAGCTAGGATAGTTGAATCATAAATTTTACAAAATGGAACTACACCATCCGATGTACCATTACCTGTAATTTTTGAACCAGCGGGTCTGATTTGATTGATACCAATACCAACCCCACCACCATGCTTTGCCAATAACATCAACTCCAAATTCTTATATCCAATCTCATAAATACTATCACCAACATCAATACCAAAACAACTAATAGGTAAACCTCTATCAGTACCAGTATTAGAAAGTACCGGTGTTGCTAAACATAACCAACCTCTCCAAATATAATCAAAGAACTTTGTAGCAAGTTGTGGTTTACCCAATCTTCTAGCTACTGCCGTTGCAACTCTCCAATATGCATCTTTTGGTTTTTCACCATCTAATAGATAACCTTTTGAAATTGTTTTAACATATATTTCCGTATTTCCCCACGATGGGTAATCAACATCGATTTCCCAACCGAATTCTTCTCCGTAATGCTTCATAAAATTTTAATTAAAATATATCAGACCAATCTTCACCTTCGTTTGCTTTACTGTAATCAGTAGGTCTCATTGCAAAGAAGTCGGTATGGGTTACACCACCAGTTAAGTGATAGAACCAATCTAATTGAGATGCCGATTCTTCATTGTATTCAAAGTAATCATCACCTCCAGGTATTGGGTTATATCCCAACTCTCCTAATTTCTCATTAACTCTTTTTGTAATAAATTCTTTTAAGTCATCTGCTTTTAGATTTTCTAAATCACCTTTTTCAAATATTCTATCAATGAACTTATGCTCCAAATCTCTAATGATTAATGCTGCTTCGTAGATAGATGATTTTGCTTCTTCTAACAATTCAGGAAACTCATCACACATATGTCTGAATAATTGACAACCCATCTTTGAATGTAAGGATTCATCTCTAACACTCCACTTCATTTGTTGTCCGATTCCTTTTAACAGGTTTCTCATTTGGAATGAGTAAAGAACTGCAAATGAAGAGTATAATGCCACACCCTCCGCAAATGCCGAAAAGATAGCAAGTGAACGAGCAACCTCAACTCTAGCTTTGTGATTTGTTTGTAAATCAATAGGAGTCCAATCTGCGGTTGTATTTGTTAGTAATTCAAATCTCTCCTTCATAACATCATCGTGCATAAAACCTGCAAAATCATCCAATCCTAAAGTTTCATTCAAATACGAATATGCAACCGAATGTATTGTTTCTTGAGAACCAAAAGCCATTGCCATTTGTTTTATTTCGTGTTTTGGAAACCATTTAGTTACCATACCAGTCCAATAATCGGAAACCGCACATTCAGTTTGGGCAAAACCCAATAGAATATTTCCTACTAAATGTTTTTCTTCTTTTGTTAAATTTTCATTCCAATCTTTAACATCTCCCTGCATTGGGATTTCGGTATGTAACCAAAATGCCTGCATTTGCTTCAACCACCCTTCGGTGTAATAGTCTGGATATTCAAATGGTTTGTACGCTATTCTTTCTGTAAATAAATTGCTCATATGTAATCGTCTTTTTTGTATGCTTTAGGTTTTAATAAATACAACCAATCTTAACTTCTCATACAAAAAATTGCATGTTTTTTTAACTTTTTATTTTTATATTTTTATATATCTTATCCTAGTCCAGATACCGGCTTTACTGCCCCACCTAACGGCATAGTATCCATATATTTTTTGTGTAATAATTGCCTTTCTTCTTCAGCTCCACTATTACTTTCTTTCCGTGCTAATATCCCATCTGCCGAATTTGCATCAAAAACTTCGATTATTCCTTTGTTAGTATCCATTTTAGTTGGGAATGTGATACCATCCATACCAAAACGATTTTTCATAACGTGAACTCTAGCAGTATTGTTTAGTTTATCTTTTGATTTTCTACTAACACTCATAATAAAATCTGCATTCATTACTTTAGCGTAACTATCTGCAATCTTATCAGCTTCAATAACCTCCGAATCTATACCACTTCTATTTGTTTGTGATGCTGTCCAAATTGGAATACCCAACTCACCACCCATTCCTCTCAATTCAATATACACACCACCTTGCTCCCCATATGTACTATCATTCTTATTTGAGTGTGATAGTAGTAAATCAGCATAATCCACAATTATTAAATCGGGTTTATTACCAGCTGCTGTCATCTTCTCAATGTGAGCTTCAATCTTTTTGGATGATACACCTTTTGGTGGGAAATACTTAATCAATAACTTACCTGCTAATGATTTTATTTTCCTATGTACCAAATCTCTATTATCAACCAAATCAGCTGATGGGATTGATGTGAATATTGTATCATATCTCTCACCTACATAGTTTTCGGATAGTTCCAATGAGTAGTGAACAACACTCTTACCTGCTTTAACAGCTGCCGCTCCGATTGCGGCAAGAACCCAAGTCTTACCAACCCCAGAAGGTGCCACTACAACCCCTAACTCACCCGGTCCTAAACCTCCGTTCATTAATTCGGTAATAACCTCCCACGGAGTAGCAATGGTATCTCTTTTCTCATCCTCAATACGAGCTATATAATCCAATAGATAATCATGTCCCAAATCGGTTTCAATACCAACTTTCATTGCCTTATCTACTAAATCCTTAATCCTATCGTAATTACCCGCTTTGAGTAAATCTACCGATTGTATAATTACCTCTTTTAAATTCTGATTGATACAAAATGATGAGAACTCCTTCTTCACATAATCCGTATCATCTTGTCCAACTTGCGTATAAACTACTTTAAGTTGCTCGATTATGGTTTTTTGTAAAGATGGATTATCTACTTTGGATATTTCTGATTTGAATACATCCAATGTAGGTTCTTTCTTAAACTCATCAAAATAATCTTTAATTGTTTCAACTATCCATTTATTAGCTTCCGATTCAAAAAACTTCTTATGTATAATATCACTTAACGAATCCAAAAGTTTAGCATCCGTCAATAATACAGATATTACTTTTGATTGAAACGATTGACCGTATTTAGATAATGTATCTAATGCTTCTGCCATTTATTTTTATTTAACTATAATGTTTGAAAATGTTGATTTTAACCAATCATTAATATCACTCCAATTTTGTAGGATTTTGTATTTAGCTCCTACCTTAAAGAACTCCATCTTTTCAAACTTCTTATTTGGTTCTCTAAACCTATCTAAAATTTTCATCTTTTCGTTAGTGGAAATTATAGGTTCTTCTAATTGCATTAATTGTTGATTTCTTAAAATAACATCTTTGTTAGCTACGATATCAGAATATAATTTAGATTCTTTGACTTTAGTTTCCGCAATATCAAAAAACTCATCAAATTCTATCTTTCTATCTTCACTTAACTCTGGGAATCTTTTTAGTACTGTCTTTAATCCGCATCCCTTTACACCCGGAATATTATCCGAATTATCCCCATCCAACGTTCTGAATAGAAGTAGATTTTGTGGATATAAGCCATACTCTTCAAATACCGCTTTCCTATCATATTTTTTCTTTTTAGTTGGAGAATAGATTGTGACCTTATCATTTACCAATTGTAGGAAATCCTTATCAGTAGATACGATTACACACTCTTCATCCTCACCCAATAGTTGTGTAGTGATGTGTCCGATAACATCATCTGCTTCGATACCATCATACACCATTGTTGTAACAGGCAAACTATCTAATATATCTACCAACCATACAAATTGGCGTTTCATAGATACCTGCTCATCTTCTTGGGTCATCATTTCGGGATACTGTCTATTGACTCTGAAACGATTCTTACCTCTTTCAGATTTATATCCCTCATAAATCTTTTTTCTTCCATTAGAACCACCCTTACCATCAAAAGTAAGGATAACTCTTGTAGGGTTAAATTGGCGAATACCAAACCCTATTGATTTCAATGAACCAATAACTCCACCCGTATGGTCACCATCCTCATTCATTGTAGGATTAGTTGTCCAGCTACGGATGAAGGTATTTAGTCCATCAATGATAAGAACTCTACTATTTCTCACTCTTTGGGAGTTTGAGTCGTGTTCCGTTTCTACTTCATTGAGTAATTTTTTGTAAAGTTCTTTCATTTTGTTTGTAACATATTAGTTAATTAATCTCCAATAACTTCCGAATCTACAAATAGTTCTTCTGAATCCAGTGTACTACCCTTTTTGTATTGTAAGATGGTTGCCTCACAAATACGCTTGTAGATTTGGTCTTTAACTGATTGATTAGTTTCCAACAATTGAGGAAAATCCTTTGATTGGAACTTAATTTCTTCACCCGTATCAGTGTCCACATAAGTGTACCATGCTCCAGCAGCTTTTAGTAAGTTATTGTCTTTCATACTACCCAACCAAGCTCCGTAGTTATCAATACCTCTATCAAAGAAGATATCAAAATCTGCAGTTCGTAATGGTGGGCCCATACGATTCTTTACAACCTGACAACGAACTTTAATTCCCACAATTTGGTCATTTCCATTCTTGTCTTTTGCTTTAATTGTACCCATACCCTTCAATCGTAAACGAACCGAAGCATGGAAAGCGATTGCCTTACCACCAGAAGTTGTCCACGGGTCAGAGAATGGCATAGCGTTCATCTTCTGTCTTAATTGATTTGTGAAAACCAAAGTGATTTTCTGTCTACCAATTAAGTTAGTGATTTTACGCATTGCTTTTGAGATAATGATTGCCTTATCGGTAGCGTATCCATCTTTATCGTAATCCGCATCCATCTCCTTTTTAGTTGATGCTGCTGCTACTGAATCCACTACGATAGTTACATACTTATCCTTTGATGCAACTCTCACCTTTTCGATAATTGTTTCGGTGTACTCAAAACACTCTTCCACAGTTTCAGCTGCTACATAAAGCATTTTAGATACATCTACTCCAATTGCGTTTAAGAATTCCGCACTTACTGCATTTTCAGTATCAATTAATACTGCCAATCCACCTAACTTTTGCGTTTCGGCAAGAAGGTGGGCGGATAAGAGCGATTTACCACTCTGCTCCAACCCAGTAACTTCGGTAATTCTACCAACAGGCAATCCACCATAAGGGCGATTTGAGATAGCCACATCCAACAATGATGCTCCAGTTGATACCCAACCTTCTACATTTGTAGGTGCTTCATCCGAATCCAAAAAGAATGCCACTTTCTGGTCTTTAGATTGTTTGTTTAGAGTTTCAGCAAGTATATCTGCTAACTCAATTTCCTTTTTTGCCATAATAACTTATTTTAGTTGTTGAAAAGGTCATCAAATGCAGATGTTACATCATCTAATTTCTTAGCTGGTGTTGGTTGTGAACCTCCCATATCATGCGATTCAGCTTTTGCTGTTGGCGCTGGTATTACGGATTCTGCAGGTGATGCCGTTGAAGATAATGTTTGAGCTGATACTGATGTTTCTAATTCATCATCACCAGTTGCTGATGGATTTAACCATCCCTCTAACACACTTTTCAACTCTGAATAAGTTAGTTCTTGATAAAGGTCTGTAATTTCCATTTGGTTTGTAAGGAATTTCTTAGTGTCCTCCGCTGATTCTACCAATGGTGTTTCTTTTGGTTTTACTCTGATTGTTGTAACAGGATACGATGTACCGCTATCTTCAGCCGATACAATCTCAACAGTGATATCTCTACCAATTGTTGGGTCAGTAATATCGCCGTAGTCTGGGTCAGCCATATATCCTAAGATTTCTTGGTAAACAGTCTTACCGAAACCCCAAAAACGAACACCTTCTCCTTCTTCACCCCTTACCAATACTGGTACGAATGTACGAAGTTTCGGCTCCATCTTTTTCGCTGCTTTCCAATCTTCCTTATCACCCATACGTTTTAATTTGTCAGCGAACTCAACAATTGGGTCCGGTCTGCCAAATGACATTGGAGATAAATAAGATTTGTTGTTAATGTTGTAATGAAAATAAAGTTCGATAAAAGGATTTTCTTCGTTGAACTTATACGGAACTAAACGGATTTGATGTTTGCCCGGTGTTGGTTTCCACAATTCTACTTTCTTCGATGTGGTTGATTGCAGTTTGTTCAGTCTGCCTCTGATAGCATCTAAATTAATAGCCATTTTTTTGAGTTTTAAGAGTTTATGTTTTATGGTTTTATTTGGGTGTCTGTCCTACACCGACGTCCTATATAAATATAACGTTCTTACAAAGATACGAAGAATATTTGATAATACCAAATGTTTTTTTAAACTTTTTTTTATGCAGATATTTTTCATATAATTGTAACAAAGATACTAATAATTTGTTACAATTCCAAATAAAAAAGGGAAAACTTTCGTTCTCCCTTTTGTTTATGCTAATAAGTGATAGTACTCTTTGAAATGTTTGATTCTGTCTGCCAAACCAATTGTACCCCCGTTTACTCTTTTAGTAATTTTTGTTACAACTGCATCTGAACTTCCCTCATCTGCTATTCTATGTAATCCGTTTTTAGAAAAGAACCAAGCTGCTGATAATAATGCGTATGGTCCTGCTACTTTATCTTGATTCACTGTCATATCCTCACCGATTGATTTACCAAATGCAGTATAGTTTTCTTTTCCTGTCAATTGAATATATCCTCTACCTCTGAATTTATATCCTTCACCACTTGCTTCTGCTCCATTACCCATTCTACCACCATATACTCTATTTGCAATCTTTTCCGGCTTTCTTTCGTAAGCTGCTGCTAATGCTGAAGTTGGGAAATACTTTTTGAATATACCCATCAAACCTTTCGCAGAATAGTTTAGGTTTTCTTGCGTTGCTCTAAATCCTCCACTTTCGTGTCCACATTGTGCTAAGAAGTGTGCCAATCGTAATGGTGTATTGATACCAAACTTTGCAGCGGTATCAGGTATCATTGCAATTACTGCATCAGGAATATGTCCTTTTAATTTTGCTAAATTCAATCCAGCTACACTTGCAACAGGTGCAGATGCAACAGGTTGTGGTGCAGGTGCGGTTGGTTGTGCTACTGGTTTTGGAACTTGGGTAACTCCCATAATTTTGTTCCAAGTATTAGGTCCAACAATGCCATCGGCAGTTAAACCATTCTTTGCTTGCCATGCTTTTACAGCATCTTCCGTTTTCGGGCCAAAGTTACCAATTGGTTCTAATCCCAATTTGGTTTGTAATTTTTTTACATCTTCGTTATTATCTCCTCTTTTCAATAACATAGTTTTAATATTTTTTAATTTCTTTGTATTCCAAAATTTCATTTGGTACTATAACTATTTCATTCCATAGGGCTGTTTTGTTTTCTTTACAATCCTCTATGTTACGGCAAAGATTACTTTCATTGCCAGGGTATGATAACCTAAACATATTAACTGCTTTGTTTCCTCTATCGGTTGCAAAGGTTTTAGCATCCGATTTGAATGCTGCTACTAATGTTCCTTTTAATTTTACTAATATATTACTCTCCGGTCTAAAAAAGTCTTTAGCTTGTGTTGTAAATGTTGATACTGAAAATTTATATCCATTCTTAACACTATCCGCTAAATTAATCAAACCTTCTTTTGAAGTCCAATGTAATACTGTTACTTCTTCATCAGTAGTACCATAAGTATCCATCGTAAATTGCTTATCTAATAATAGATATGGTTCGGTTGCACCTCTTGAATAAAAGAACGCAATTTTATCATTATCTATATTAACTAAATAATCTTTATATTCCTTTCTTAAAGACCAAACTCTATGATTTACAAAATCTTCAATAAAATCCAATACCTTTTTACGAGTTTGGTCTGGAAATTGTTGAGTTTCGATATATAGTTGGTACGAAAAGTGTTTATTTATTAAATCTATCAATTGAGGACTATAATCAATTCGTCCACCTCTTGTATCAAATCCTTTTTGTTCTAACCCCAAAAACTCATAGCAAATCATCTCCCACTCCTCAATTGTGTGGAATGCAGTTTCCGGTTTAAAGTATCCTCTAACTTTGTACATATCAGATATAAATATTACTCACTTTTATTTTCATCTCCAAATGAGATTACTTCAAAAACCCGAGTTTGTATCTTTTTTGTACCGGTTGCGTTTGTAAGTATAATTGAGTTTTTGAATTTAGGCCAATCAATTACAAAGTTGGAGTTTAACACCCCACCATTTTCCTCTTTAACCAATTCGTTTAGAGCATTGATTGTATATAAAGTATTAGATTCTTTTTTTCTATGAATAAGAATTGTGTTTTCTAATGGAGTAGATGGTTGGAACGCAGTATCTATATTATACGTTATAAACAACTCATCCAAACTTGATTTATTTTGTAAAATATAGATATAGTTGTAAACTATGTGATATATTTCTCTAATTTGTTGTAGAGTATTTTGTAACTCTTCTTTTGTTGTAAACGTACAAAGTAACTGTGTCTTCATCTATCTTTCGTTGTAATTCAGTATTCCTTTAATAAATATCAAATTACGATTGAAACATAGTTTTGGGGTTATTTCTTAGCTTTACTCTTTAAGCAAGTTTTTAAATCCTTACCTAAACTACCCAACACTCCTTTACTATCACCTTTAGTTCTATACTTATCTACCCCCAATTTTACAACTCTACCTTCTCTAGTTTCGAATGAAATACTAGCGTTATCGGGTGATATTCTAATTCGTTTTGAAAGATATTCAACCAATCCTTTTCTACCCTCTTCAGTTGTAGTATCACCATCGTATCCAGACAATTCACCTAAACAAGCTCTATAATGTTCAGGTTCTACATTATCTCCACCAATATTTTGAGAAGATACACCATCTCGAGTTCCCATTATATATGCATCAAAGTGCATTCTATGTAAGAAACCTTCAACATATGCTTTTTGATGAGGTCCATTATCTCCATTTGGATTTGTTGGATATACATTCGAATCAGATGCATCTGCTTTTTGAATAGCATTTAGAATATCATTATGAACTTCATCCATTACATCTCTTCTTGACTTTGCCGTTCCTGTGAAGAACTTACCAGCAGTTCCCACCATAGTTGCCATTTCATCAATTGTTAGATTATATTTTTTAGCTAAATCTGCAATATTACCATCATTTGCCTTTTCTACAACTTCACTTAATTTTAATATAATTTTTTGTGCAGATGAATCGGGTTTATCACTTGCTGCATTTTCAAATACTGCATTCATTATATCGGAATCTTCATATGGTTCGGTTAAACCTTTTTGTTTAGCATAATCCTTAAACCATTTTTTACTAACAATTCCTTGGTCACCTCTTAAATAATCTTTTCTTTTACCACCTAAAATTGGAAAATTCTTTAATGCATTTGCAAATGTTTGATTTTCTTTTTTAATTTCCTCTTCCGTTTTAGTATTGCGTGAATCATTAAATTTCTGAACATCACCTTGAATACCAGAACTAGCGTTTTGTAATTTTGTTAAAGATTCTTCAAATATTTTTCTAACGTCTGGGTCTAAATTTTCACCCAAATGCTTTTGTAAATAATTCATTACTTCGGCAGGTGATGTATTATTGTGAGGGTCATCATATGAACTTTTATTTGAAGTATGTTTAAATCCGATATTACCATCATTTGTAACATATAATATACCAGTATCTGTTTCTGTCAATTTTTCCAAATAATCCAATTGCTTCTGATAATGTTGTGCAGATTTTGTATCACCTTTTGATTGAGCTTCTTCTAATTTATGTTTCAATATACGTTCCACACTTGCTTTATTTTGCTTATCCATAATAGCACCTTGTGGATATCCATCCGGTTGTGGATTTTTAGCATTGTACTTTGGTTCGTTCAATAGGATGTTAGCTTCAGTTATTGCGGTTTCTAATGCAATCAATGCCCATCGTTTTCTATCGGCTTCAGGCATACTCTGTCCCAATTTTGTTGATTCCATTTCAGAAAGAATTCTTTGAATATCTTCTTTTGATAACTTACCACCTTTTTTAACTACTTCTTCGATATAGTATGCACCATTGTTTTCTGCAAACGATGAACCAGGGTTACCCGGAGGTAACATATGATTTTTATTTATACCATCGTTTCTATCTTTCAATAGAGATAATGTATGCTCTTCTTTATTTTCAGCATCTGCAAATGATGCATCGTTTTCTTCAATTTTACTAGCTATTAATTTAGCTTTTTCAGCAGGTTTCATTTTTTCATACTCTTCCGCTTCAGTTGTATCAATATCATTTTTAGCATCTTTTCTATCTTTTTCAGGTATTTCTTTAAATTTACCAGCCTCACCACCCTCAACATCTGCTGAAAATTCTGCTTCAAATATTAGTAAAAATGATTTTTCATCACCTTCTAAAAATGCTCTCCTAGCTACTACTTCCGTTCTAATAAATTTAGGTTCTCCATTAGGTCTATCCGAATAATAACCACCACCCACACTATATAATTTTTTACCAGATGGAGTTTCCGCAGTTGTACCTTTTTCATCTTCTACTTTTGGTACATTAGCTATATCAGATTTAGGTCCTTCTTGATTTGCATCTGCCTTTTTAGCAGCAACACCTTGCTCTTCCGCAAATTTGTTAGCCATTGGTATGATATCTTTTGCATCCATATCAATAACTCTAACCTTCATATTAGTAGGTTCTCCCTTTTTAATTGCTGCCGAAGTTACAGCTGCCCAACGGTGATGACCATCTACTACATATCCATCTCTACTTACATAAATTGGTGCGGTTATTTTTGGGTGATTAGGGTCTTTTTCCAATGCTTTAGTCATTCCAGCTACCTTTGAACCAACTAATTCCGATTGAGTTGCTTTTAGGGAATCTGATGGTATTTCAGTATCCAATACTTTAACACCTTTATCAGCCAACATTTGTTTGAATAGGGGTTCGGTATCTACTTCACCATTTTTATCAACAGGCATATCAGCTGCAGGAGTTCCGGCTTGTGGTTTACCTTTGAATTGTGGCATATCCTCTCTTGGTATTCCTAAATTGTTATCACAATATAAGTTTGTACCAGGAACTGTCACTTTACATAGATTATAGTTTGGAGCTTTCTCACCTTTCTCAATTGCATCTTGAGTCATTTTATTTAACTCATCAATTTTCATTGAGATTTCTTTTCTCTCCTGCTTTGTTAATTTATCAATATCCGATTGTCCACTAAATGCAGCAGAATCTGCTTTTGGCATTTCTTTTGTTACATCATTTGGTTCTACCGGTTGGAAATCAGAATCAGGTTTTTCTGATTTTTGCATCATTTTATCCACTAATTCAATATGACTCTCACCTGCTATTGTAATCGGTATTTTACCTTGTGATTGTAATTGCTTTGTTTTTTCTATAAGATTTTCATCTCTAATTTCATTAAAAGCAACTTGAATATCATTTATCTTTGTTTCCTTATCACCATAATCTTCTGGGAATGATAATCTATATAATGTATCTATATCTTTATCCGTTGGGTTATCCCAATTTTCTATTGGTGGGAATCCAGCATTTACTGCTTCATCTTGTAAGAACTTTTTACCTTCATTATCCAAATAATCATTAGGAGACATGGTATCAGTACCCTCACCTTGCCCAATCATACTTGCCCAGTTTCCAGCGTTAACCTGTGATTGGTTAAAACCTGTTTTTTCCATCTGTCTTTTGTATAATTTAGATTGGTCATCATGCACATCCAATTCATCACCATCCCAAGTATCAATACCAGCACCTAATTGTTTGAATTTAGGAGCTGCATATTTCATTTCATCGTGAAATACCAATTCCCCACTATCATTAGTTGAACCACCTTCTCCCACAAATACAATATCTTTCCATTTTTCTTCAGGTATTGTGGCTTTTATGTGGTTAATTATATCATCAACCATTTTTCTATTTCTATGAACAGTACCATATACCTGCCCACCACCTTCCATTGGTATTGTTTGAATATCTTTACCAGAAGTTTCTCCTTTAAATTTCTTTGCTTTAGAATTAGGGTCACTACTTACAGGTTCCAATTCCGTAGATTGTTCCGGCTTATCAGCTTTTGCAAGTTTATCCAATGTTTGTTTTTCAGTATCTATTCTAGCCGCCATTGCTGGGTCAGCATCTTTAGTAAACATTGGATTTGTTTGTGGTTTTTCGTTTGGTTTATCTTCACCACCATCCGTAGGTTTTGGTTTAGTATCACCACCTTTTTTAGTATTATTAGCAGTTGGTACACTTCTACCATCTTTTTCAGAACCCAATGATTTGTTTAATTCTTTTCTTTCAGGAGTTCCATCTTTTGGTAACATTGCTTCAGCCGCTTTTCTACCAGGATGGTCAGCTGCTAATCTTAAAAGGTTTCCAATTGGTGCTTCTTTCTTTTCTCCTTTTTCGTTTTGATATGAAATTACTTTATTTAGAAGAGGATTACTGAATTGTTTATCAGCTTCAGTTAGGTTTTCTATCAATTCATCCCGTATCTCATACATCCCCATTTCGGTTAATATGAAAGATAATTCGTTTATGTGAGTTGGATTATTGGGATTTGGCGCCCTATTTTCCAATCTATCAGCCCACTTTTCTATTATATCGTTAATTAAAGACATTGTTTTTCTATTTTATTAGGTTATGCTTAACCAATTGTTTGAATAAGTATTCTGATATCTTCCTATCCGATGGAAAATGTACACCACTTAATTCTCTTACTCTTTTTATTTTGTGATAAAATTTATCTATTTCTTCTGCCGCTTCAGGTTTCATTTTTCCAAAGTGGTATAATGTTACTAAAAAATCCAATGAATGTCCCGATGGATACGATGCAGAATTTGCATCGGTTGTTACTATTGCATATAATTCCAATCCTAATTCTCTTGCCAATTGATATGGTCTTGGACGGTTGAATTTATCTTTAAGATAAAACAATATCGGGTCTATATCAAAACACCAATTCTTTACCTGTTCGGTAGTAATATCTAACCCCAATTTTCTACCAGCTAATGCTAAAAAATCGTGATGGTTATGCTCTAATAATTTACAAAATTTAAAGTCATCAGCATCAGCTTTTTTTGTAATTTCAACCAAATATTCTAATTCCTTTTTTGTTTCATCGGATGAATTTGCTGGAAATGGATGATTTTCTAACATATCCTTTACTATACCCTTATTAATACAAGCCCGTAAGATACCAGCTCTATCAGCTTTTACCTTATCATCTTGCTCTTTAGGTGGATTACCAAATTTTATATCATCCAAATTCATATATATAAGTATTAATTGAAAAGAAACTCATTTCTAATCAAAAATTTTGTTGTTAGTATGGTGTGGTTTAAATAAGCCATATTTTATTTAAATTTAAACCCAGTTAATTTTTCTATTTGTGTTAGGGGTACTTCATTGTTCTCAAACCCATCAGCCGGTGATAAATCATTGTTAAATAGGTATGCGTGCCATTTTCCTGCTATTTGAACTACTTTCCAACATTGTGTAGGAACTGATACTAATCCTATTTTCTTTGCTTCACCAACTGAACCACTCCATACTCTTACTTTTGAACTAATTAATGCCCAATTTCGGGTTGCGGTTTCTAATGATTTCCAATCCCCTGCGTTTAATCTATGCGTTTGTGCTACCATATTACTAAAATAGAAACATTCATCCTGCACCGCTTGAGTTTGACAAAGGTTATCTGCTGCCGGCATTACGTGTCCTCTATCGTATCCACTTTTTAGGTAATAAAATGCAATATTAGTTTCATCTACCAATTGTGGGTCTGGCTTAAAGTTATCCTTTCTTTTTAGGGGAGTTGGACAACCTACCATTGCTTTTGTTGTTTCCCATTGTACTAATACTGGGTATCTTTTTGATTTACTGAAGTGTGTTGTGTAATTTGTGTGTTTGATTACTACTATGTCTTGTGCTCTTACAACAATTAACGTAAATAAGAACAATAGAGATAAACCTAATTTTTTCATATGTTATAGTATTGTTTTGTATATACTATAAATATCCACTTTTACACTTTTCCATAATCCAAACCCCAACTTGCTTTGATTGGAAACCCACCCTCTTCAATGATTTCTTTCAAATCCTTAATCTTATTCTTATCCACATTCGTAGGAACATCAAATAAAAACGAGTCATAAGTATATAAACTAAAACGGATTTCGGTATCTCTAATGTAATCCAATATCTTTCTCATCTTATCAATATTCATTTCAGTCTCTAATGCTTGTAGGAGATAGTTGAACACCTTTTGTGGATTTGAACCCTCTATCCAACTTAGGGGTATTCTACGATATTTGGTTTGTAGGTATCCGTTTTGTTGTGTTTCAATCCATAACTCATCTATATAATCAGCCACTGCGTTTAGATATGGGATTTGACGGAACGTATCATCAATTCCCCCATATAATAATTGGAATGTAATACCCTTACCCTCATTTACATCACATCCATATTGTTCGGCTAACCACTCATGAACATTCCCATCCGGCATATCGAATTTAATCAACTTACCAATAAGACGGGGGTGGTATGCGTTATAATCCATTTGTAGGAATATCCCATCGGAAACGAAACACTTCCTACTACCATCCGATTTATTGAGAGCGGCATAGTTCACACCACCATGTCGATTGGATGGTCTACCCGTTACCGTAAATGGATTGTATTCCGTAAACACTAAATTATCGGATGAAAGCTGTTTAGAAGCTTGATTCCATCTATCAGTAAATTTTTTCCTATCGACCCGAATCCCATATCCCTCCATTTCTGAAAGTGTAGGTATGGATGTTTCATTGTACCATTGATATGTGTTGGAATCTGAATTATTGGAATAGTATTTAAGGAATTGGGGTTCTATTACTTCCACAATCTTCATTAGAGGAATTGATTGAATTAAGTCATCTCTATACCCTTTGTGAGTTAGCGTTGATAAGAGAGGATTTAAAGCCCCGTCATAGTCGATTACCTCACCTGTCCTTATAAAGTATTCCGAATCTACATCATATAGATTTACCGAAATGTGGAGAGAGTGCAATATTTTCTTCTTTTGAAATACCCACTTCTTCCCCTTGGTATTTAGTATTGATTTAACATCCGATACTTTGATTGTAAGCGCATCAGCGTGTTGAATTGGTAAAACATACAACTCACCCAAACATCGTACCAGTATGAGGGAAAGATTAGTGTGAAGAGGATGCTTTGAGTTATCAACCCATAGTGGATACCATATAGATACTTCGGTTTCCAGCTTATCTTTTAACAAATTTACTTCCTCTACGGATTCTATAACTTTCATCTTACAAAGATACAAAAAAAATCCCACAATTCCAAATGGAAAAGTGGGAGTAGTGGAGATGGCGGGATTCGAACCCGCGTCCAAATAAGTTTCTAATGTAAATCGTTCACAAGTTTAGGATAGTGTTTTATCTTACTAACACTCCAAAAGAATTGGGGCCGAATGGTTAATTCAGCAGATTCCACCAACCGATTTAGAGTTTCGGTAAACTTAAATGTTCACTTCTTTTTAAATCCCATGAGTGATACGGGAACGATTAGGCAGCTACTGCGTAATCGAAAGACTCCATCCATGCCATAGCATCTCCGAAAGTCATTGTAGATAATTCTACGTCTGCACTTATTGTTTGATAGGTCTTCAAAGGTTTCCATCTAACCTTACTTGCATCAATACAACCAGTCTTCATACCTGTCAAAAGCCGGTCATCCCCATATTTTAAAGAACTTTTACAAATATACAATAAATATTTTACTTTTCCAAATTTTCTTTGTGAAATTGTAAAAGATTTGGTAGATATAATTTTAAAGAAGGCATTCTTTCGTAAGAAATATTTATTGATTTTTTATTTGAATTCATAACTTCTTCTTTACTACCCCGTATTCTCCAATTAAGTTGGACAGCAGTATAAAAAGGATTTTCTATAAAATCAATAAAATGAAATCTATCTATTTCAAAAATATATCCATTTTCATCATTTGCTTTTTGTATAAAATATCTCATAATATATCCAACTATATAATTGTTTTCCGTTGGAGTTGGGACATATGTTTTGAATTTAGTTTCATTAAATAAACCATCATTATTACTTATACGATTGTAATCATAAATACTTATACTCATATTATTACATTTCTTGAATAAATTGTCTATACTTACCAGTAACAGAAGTAGTCCACATTGAATCCGCCACAGTTTGTTCTAATTGTGTTATTTGAAATACTCCATTATTTTTATATTTTGTAGGTATTCCATCAATCACAAACATATCACCTCTCCGTAATCCGCTAACACCCATAGTTTTAAATTGATATGTTATTGGTAGTGGGTGGGATAATTGAAATTGCTTTTCTTTACGTTTATCTTGAAATGCGTTTTGCTTTAACATATCAAAATATGGAACATCTTCTAGTGTGTAAACTCTAAAATATGTTCTGAGCTTTGTAATATCAGTTATAGCTGTACCTACCTCATCTTTGGCTATATAAGCTTTTTCAGTATTTGGTAATAATGTTATTCTTTTTAAATTTTCACTAGCTGTATTTTTTGCACTCAATTGTGCTCTTTCGTTTATTTCACCTTCAATTGTTTGTCCTAATATACCGGTTATTTTTTGAAATTCATCTCTAGATTTAATTATTATAGCTCTTAATTCAGCTGCCCTCTTTTCAATAGCAGGGTCTTCGTATTCATAATAACTTATTATAACACCAGGTTTTGTTGGGTCGGGTTTATCTTTTCTAATTTGCTTATATCCTTTTTTATCAAATTCTACTAATTCATCTCCAGCATCTGTAAATTCTTTAATAAGCTTTTCTTTTGCTTCGGTTTCGGCATCTGCTGCTGGTGTGCCGGGGTCGGGTGTATTATTTGAAGATGCACCTGGTGAAGTTACAGATTGTAAAAATAAATCAGTTTTTGAATTAAAAAAAGAACCTCCTTGTGCAAATTGAGAATCTGGATTGCTTGAGTATGATAATCTGCTCAAAATTAATTTGTTTGCCATTTCAGCAGGTATTGATAAATCTAAACTACTTTGTAAAAAAGGAGATTGAATTCCAGAATGATAAAAAGCTTTTCTATCACCTCCACCCGGTTTACCTACAAAATTTTCATCTATAACTGTCAATATTATATCTCCCTTGCTATTTTTACTTTCAACAATTTGAAAATTCCAATAAGAATTGGCAGCAGTAGACATTTCATTTAATATATCTAAAAATATTTCACTAATTGTTTTATTTGATTGTTGTATTTTTGTATTAAATAAATCTAAATTTACATATAAATCTTTTAAATATCCCCAATGATATGGCCCTTCCCTATATGGTATTGTTATTGGAGTTGATATATTTCTTACAAAACTGACACCACTTATACTATTATCTACCGGTGGATATAATACTCCTCCAACTGACAACATTTCAGCACGAAATACACCACCGACTTCACCACCATGCGCAATATCGTTTGCATTTAAAAAATATCTTAAAAAATCAGGCATTTCACCCGGTATAATTAATTTGGATGGATTGGTTGAAAACATATATCTAAAACCACCAATTACCGAACTATCTATGTTTATTCTAACAGATACTTTTTTCCCACCCACATTGTAAGATTCTACTGCATTATTTGCATTTAGTATCCTAACAGCCAAATCCATTTTTATAAACTTATGATTAGAAAACAAATCTTTTTTATCAATTTCAACTCTAGTACCTTTGCTATTTGTAATTTGGACTATATCTGCATCTGAAAAATCCCCACCAAAAAGTTCTGCTGCTCTTGCTGTCCAATTTGGGTCAACATAATGACTTATATTACTTTGAATTGTTTTATCAAGATTAATAAAACGGCTTAATGATACTAATGGGTTATTAGTTATTTCTAAAGCTTTTACTTCATCGTTTTGCCGTTGAGCTGGTAATTCGTTAAACATATATTTAAAACGTTGCTTTGCTTTAAATTGAGCAGTTGCTGTACTACTTGAACCATCTTCATCTTCTACTTGCTCCGGTGGATATTGTAATTTTGGGTCTTTTTTTACAACTTTTCCATCGGGATTTAATTTATTAATTTTATGTTGTCCTTGTAAATATGTGGGTAATCCTGGCTGTCCTCTTAAATTTACAGTTACGTTAAATATCTCACCTTCACTAGTTACACTCCCACCAACAATAAATCCAAGAAAACAATCAAAATCTCCGTTTGAATTAACTCTTAAATTGTGCAATGTATTGTAATTTAAACCACGATTACAAGCTTGCGAAACTATCGTTTCTGGTTTTACGTTTGCTCCAAATAATTTAAATGATAGAGGTCCTGTTAAATTTGGAGTATTCCAACCATATTCTATATAAAGAGTATAGCCGGGTTCCATAAAATAAGTTTGTATAACTTCCATTTGACCTAATGTAAAACATTTAATAGATAGTGTACATTCTCTTGAAATTTGGTCCTGTCCTTCTTTAATTTCCAAACCAGTAATAATTGGAGATGGTCTTAGCATTCTATCAATAGTTGCAGTTGATGTATCTATTGGGTCTCCATTTAAATCCATACCAATAGTACCACTTCTTGGTTGTGTAATATTTGTATTTCCATAATAACTTGCGTCTGTTGATGCTCCAAATGAACCTTTATCAAACGTTTCCCAATTTTGTATGGATTGTAATACCATACCTTTACTATTTCCTTTTAGAGCAACGGCACCGGATATTGCCTTAACCCAAGTATTTAATTTTGAAGTATTTTCTAAACCACTTGTGTTTTGTATTGTTTTATAGTCTTCTTCCTTACCACCTGCAAATAGTGCTGCAAATTTAGCATTTATTGCATTTGCTCTTGATAATATTCTATAATGAATTCGGTCTTCAATGTCAGATAATTGTGGAAACATAACTTTATAATTGTGTTAATATTTGTGATATATCTTTTGGTATTCTTAATATAGTACCATCCACCAATCCAAATGATGCGTTGTGTATATTATTTGCAGATGCAATTAACCATGCCAATGTGGAATCTCCATAAAATTGATGAGCTAATGTATCCAATCTATCACCAGTTTCGGTAGCAACATATACATCAGTATCCATCAATGGAATATTTGGATATATTTTTGGTGTATATACCTCTCTCCCATCTTTTGTTTTTTTAGTATCGTTTGAATAATATCTATTCATATTAAATTATTTTAATATTTAAATTGGAGTTCGTGTAACAGATGTACCAGGTTGTTGGAAAGGGTCTGTTGGGTCTGTTACGGGTGTTTTTGGTGTAGTACTACCATTTGATGTACCTAATGCAGTACCACCACTGGATGCACCGGATGTAGTACTATTAGTTGAAGTACCTATTGCAGTACCACCAGTTGAAGTATTGGTGGATACACCTGAATTGGTTGTTTGTGCGGTATTTTGGCTATTGTTTTCAACACCCGCTACCTTTTGCACAGAACCATTTTCAAGAATTTTTACATCTCCAAATGGTGCATCTTTAATAGGAGATAACACATTATCTGTTATTTCTTTATCAGTAAATCCATACAAAACTTTAACACCCGTATCGTTTGTTAAGTCATATATTTCCTTTGGTGTTTCTACTAATTTAAGTGTCATTGCTACTTCTATAATTTTTGGTAATATATAACTTCCTTCAGATTTTATTGTTGCATCGGTACTAGTTACAAGTCTTTCACTTGTTATTAGTTCCGTTTGTTTGGTAGTTGGGTCTGTAACTAATGATTGTTTTAATCCAGTTTCCCAAGTAGTATTATCATCAACAGTATATGTCAATGATTCAATAAATGCTGCTTTATTTTTATACATATCACCTATTGTAAATTTAATAAATGGTGGAGTTACATAATTTTTATTTATATATGATTGAGGATATACTAATGAACTTAAAAATGATAATCGAGACCAAGCTGTTCTATGTTCATCATAGTTTAAAGAAAATACTTTAAAAGTGAAAGTTACACTTCGTTCTATACTATTATATGTATAAAAATTAAAAGGATTTCCAACAAATTTATTACTTTCCCAAGAAGGAGTAAATGTTTCAGTCAGACCACTAATTGTTGCTCTAAATCTAACACGTTTTCCAGTTGCTACCGATTCAAATTTTAATGTTGCAAAATCTTTATTGTTAAAAGTGGCATCTAAATCAGTAGAACCATCTAATATTGTTTTTGAATTTAAAAAATCAGAACCTCTTTGCATTCCTCTGTAAGTTTCGATATTTAAATCTTTTTCAAAAACTTTATCACCCCTAGCATCAGTTCCGTTACCATATGCTCCCGTATATTTGTATGAAGTTTCTCCACCGGAAGGTAATTTTACCTTACCAATATATTTTGATTTTTCGTTTTTGTAAAGTGTACCCTTATCAAAATCATATATAAATCCATTACCAGTTAATATCTTTTTATCATAACCCTGTGTTGCGAAGTCTGGGTCATTTTCATCTGTTATAGTTTTTCCGTTTAATATTTCATTTAATTTTCCTGCTAAATCATTTCTATCGTTAAGTTCAACATTTGAATCTTTTTTTAATTGTTTAGTATATGTTAAATTATCAGTATCAAATGATAATGTACTATATCTAAGCAATTCAACCGGAACTCCGTTTTTACTAATATTATTATTTCTAACAACTATTTGCGTATTTGAAGTTGTATTTGTTTTATTTAATGTTATACCTTTTGGAGATGTTAATTTTTTTAATGCGTCAATTGGATGCAAAGCTAATTGAAGTAATAATTGTTCAGGTGTACCTCTAAGTTTTGAAAACAATCCAGGTTTTTGTATTACTTTACCTCGTCTAAACTCATCATTAAGAAAAAGTCCGGTTGGTGTATAAATTGTAGGTTGTATTGTTTTAGCAACTTGCACTGCTGTTTCATAATCATATGTACCAAATTTCATTTTTCGAGTAGAACGGGCTTCTCTTGCAGTTATTTTTAATATATCCGTACCATATAAAACGGGTTGGGATAATAATTGTAAAGGTCTTAATCCAGTTAACTCTTCTTCTAAAATTGATTCTCCATCTTTTTGAACGAATGTAGTTTTCTTTAATTTATTTATTAAAGGAAATGATGTGTTTTTTAAGAATATATTTGGAGTATCTATTTGAGAGAATGCTCTATTATTTATATCTGTGGTAAATCTTGCCGTCTTTCCATCTTTTAATTGTAATGTATTAAATGCACGAATTGGTCCTGATATATCCGTACCATCAGTTGCAACATTATTTATTCTATATGTCTTTTTTTGCGAATCTCCTCCTTTTTCAGCAGTTTCCAATAATCCATTAGGAGTTTCAATTAGTTTACTACTAAATAATTCTAATATTGTTGGCATCTTATATAATTTTATGCTAATGCAAAGTTATTTCTATTACTCTTATTAGTTACATTTTTTAAATTAGATGAAACACGTGAACCATCTAAATAAGTATCTTTATTTGCAGAAACTGCTGCTATCAAACTATCCATTTTATCAACAAGTCTTAAAGTATAATTAGGTCCACTATTTGATTGTATTTGGGATACACCACCACTTTTATTTTGAGATTGTATTGAACTTATTAAATTTGGTGCAGCAACTACATCATCATTTGCGGATAAATTAAGTAATCCACCTTCTTTTGTTGATATTTGAGTTCTACCACCTGAAGGAGACATAACATCACCAACATCGGTTGCTTTTGCTTTACCTAAAGATGCAAATAATGCACCAGCCGCAATTCCTGCGGTTATTATACCAACCGGTCCTAATTTTGCATTTCCTGCAAATATTTCAGCAACTGCCTTTACGGTAGATACTATTGCTGCTCTTTTAGTGAGTAAATACAAAGCAGTAAATCCACCAATTAAACCAGGTAATAGACCAGGAACTTTATTTATTGATTCAAACACAAAAGCTGCTGCTTTAGCTAAGGTTGTTAGTATAGGTACAACTGCTTCTAATAAAGGAGATAACGCACTACCAACAGTAGCTGCAATTGCTTTGAATTGAGCCATCATAGTATCTAATTGACCCATTATTTTTTGATTTGCCGCAAACTCATCTATTTTTTGTTTTAATTGCTCATCATTTAAATCAGTAGTATCCAATCCAGCCGCAACCGCTTCCATAGCTAATTTTTTCTCTTTTTCACCTAAATGAGCAAGTCTTTCTTGCATATTAAGTTGCTTATTTATTTCCTCAACACTCATACCAGCTGCTTTAGCTAATTGTTGTTGAGTAAAATAATCTTGTTTTCTAAAATCTCCACTTCTTTGAATTTGTGAAAGTGTTTCTTCTTGAGCTTGGATTAATTTACCTTCCAATGCTAATGCTCTAGCTCTTGATAAATTAAATTGCCCACCAACAAAAGTTGCTGCTACCAATTCTTCTTCAATACCACCTTCAAAATCCAATAATGCCTCTGCTGTTTTTGCAATTCCAGCCAAAGTAGTACCCAATCTATTAGCTTGAATTGCCTGTTGTTTTAATAAATTTATATCACCTTTAAAAAATTTAGATGTAATTTCAGCACTTTCTGCAATATCATCCAATACTTCTTTTGGAGCTGCGCCAGCTTGTTGAGCTAAAGATGCTACCTGCATTTGCATACTTGCGGCTGTTTCAGAACTAACACCACCAACTTGTTCAAATACGGCTTGTACTTTTGCAGCGTTTTCAGCAGTTGTACCAGTTACAGCAGTAACAGCCGCTAATGCTCCTAATGTTTGTGTTGAAAAATGAGCAACATTTGAAAATTCATTACCAAGAGAATTTGCAACATCAAATACATTTTTTAACTCAACTCCCATTCCCCTATACGCAACCTCAACTTCATGCGCTTGATGTGCAAGATGTTCGGTTTGCTTTGCAGTCATACCAGTTGTTTTTCGGTAATCGGATGCTTCTTTATCTAATTCTACAAAAGAGTGAACAGCCAATGCCAACGCACTTACTACTAATAACAATGGAGCTGCCGCCATACCAGCGGCCATTAAAGTTCTACCAAATGCAAAAGCTCCCGTTACACTACTTTGTAATTCTTCAGGAACTGCATGAAATATTTCATGTTGCTTTTCCGCTATTTCATTTAATGCTTCGGTTCTTTTTTCTAATTTTTCAGTATAATGAATTGCATCTTTTATACTTTCGTATTGTCTTTGTGTTATCTCTCCCCTTTCTCTTAATAACTTTATTTCTCTTAATTTAAAATCAATTTCTTTAGCTCCAGCAAGTTCCATTTGAGCTCTATCAGTTTCTTCAGCTTGTGCCATCATTTCTGATGATAAACTATTCATTACATCCAATCGTTTGTTTGCTCTTTCTAATGCAGCACCCTCACTATTTTTCGCAACTGCCCGTTCTTTAGCCATTTCAGCATTTAACGATGTATATACTTGACCTTTGGTTTTATCTAATTCTAGTTGTTTTTTTATATCAGGTTCTAAATTTTTATAAGATTTAGAAAATGAATTAAATTCTTTTATACTGTCTTTTTGAATTGCTTTATGTCTTTCTAATCTTGTTAATCTTTTAGTTTCTTGCGATACTACTTTTTCTGAATTGGATATACTTTCTTTTTCTAACTCTAATAATTTTTTTTGGGCTTCTATTAATTTCTTCTTATTGGGTAATGCTTTATCAGCTTGAATTGCGACAATACGTTTTTCAGCCTCTTCAATTTTAGCAAGAGATTCCAAGCGTTTAGCATCAGCAGCATCAATTTCTTTTTGAGTGCTTTTTATTTTATCATTTATATTTTCAGCCATTTTTACTATTAGTATTCAAGACCAGCAGCTTTAAACATTCTTCTTAATTCAGGACTTCTTTTTATTCTTTCAGCAGCTTGTCTGTTTAAATTACCTAATTCTTTATCAATTTTAGCTAATTTGGGGTCAGATGCAATTACATCATCAATTTTTTGAGGTCTATCATTTTTGTTTACACCAAAAAAAGAAAGAAATTTATCAAAATTACCTTCTGATATTTTATACTTTGCCATATTGTTAATTTTACAGTTATACTACTATAAATATGATATAAAAGAAAAAGTTAGGATTTTGAGTACTATCTCTTAATCCTAACCTTTGATGATTTACCAGAATTTGCTTCTTTATTATTTTCGTTTTCCTTTTCTTTTGCTTCTACTAATTTATTGTAATAGAATCTTCGTAGGTATGTTGGCATTTTATACAATTCCATCATATTAAATCCGTTACCATAATTACACATTTCAAATATTTGAGTGTGTAGATTACTACTATGATTCAGAGGAAGGCCAAAAAAACCCAACACCAAGTGTAACAGGCGCCTCCTCCACCTCCCCATTTTCATGGGTGTATTCCACTTTCATATTTACATCCGGTGTGATTGTTTTTACATATTCTCTAAATGCTCTACTATCTCTAGCCAACATTCCGTTTATGTATTTACCAATATGTGATATATCGGAATTTCCATCTACCGAAGTAATCATATGTCTTAATCTTGTTGTAATATCAAAAGAAACATCTTTATTTACTTTTTGTAATGCTTCAATATCTTTATCAATTAACTTCTCATCACCATGCGTAAGTATTTTAAATGTAATTTTGTTTTTACCAATGGGTGTAGTGAATTCAAAACTATTTTTATTATTAAATTTGGATGTATCTACTTCTTTAATTTTAATTGCCGATAAATCTATATTAGCTTCTACAATATCACCAAGTACGGATGAATAAAAGCTTGATTTATAATCAGGCCCATAACCTAACAATCTTGTTGCTAATAATATTGCGTTTTTATCACCAATTATAATATCATCTGGATTTACTCTATCCACAATAATAGATTCAAACAATTTATCCAACACAACACCTTTTTTAATAAGGTTTTGAGAAGAAAGAATGTCTTCTTCTTTTGCTGTCATATACTTTATTGTGATTTTTCCAGATGCCAATGGGTGGTCTTTTGGATATAACTTACCGTTCGATGGTAAATCTAATACTTCCGTTGGAAAATCGTATTCTCTTTCTGCCATAACTTTTATAATGTTTACGTTTGTATATATAAATACATAAAAAGTAAAAAATTAGAAACAAAAAAAGGGATAACCTTTCGGAAATCCCTTCTCTTATATAATTAGCGAATATTAGTACTCCAAAATAGCGTAATCCATTGATAAAGTCAATGTAATGTTAGCAGGGTCAGTAGCGTTACTCCAATCCAAATCACCAAAGTTAGCTGCTGAAATGAATGCTCCCATTAATTTCCATTCTTCGATTACATCACCCACAGGTCCTAACATTTTGATAGTAATATCTTTTTTATAGAAATCAGCGTATCCATCTCTACCAGTTACAGATTCATGTGATAAACGAATCCATTCCATTACCGCTTGTGCAGCAGAAGGTACGATTGGGTCATAAAGAGTTACCTCTAAATCTTGCCATTCTCCTTTACCTTTCAACTGTCTTTTAACGTTGATATGGTCCATTGTTACCTTTTCAAATGTAATTGATGGTCTATTTGCCGCTTTTACAGTATATGCTTGGATTCCAGTGCCAGTGAATTCCATTATAAAGCGGTTTTTCATTTTCGGTTCGAAATTCTGAAAGAAAATCTTATTGTATTCTAATATTTCTGCCATTTTGTTAGTCTCTATTTAGTAATAATAAATATTGTTTTTTTGTTTTTTCTATATTATGCTGTAAACGATGCTCCAGTTGGTAAGATGTTGAAATCAATTACGATGAATTCAGCAGTCTTCGCAGGTTGTAAGAATATCTGTCCAGCTAATATATTTCTATCAATTACATCAGGAGTGTTGTTAGTTTCATCCATTACCACTCTAAATGCGTATAAACCTTGCTTCTTTTGGATGTTTTCCAAATATGGATTTACCGTTGCTAAGAAACTAGCTCTAGTCGTTGATGTGTTTTGTTCGAACACTAAATAACGAGATGTAGAAGCAATGTATTTCTTAACAGTGATTAATAATCTTCTTACGTTGATTCTATCCAAAGCAGATGCTCTATCTTGCAATGTTTTTTGTCCAAATGCTACAATACCTTGTCCAGGAAATGCTGCGATTGGGTTTACTTTGTTCTCATATAGAGTATCTCTTTCAGAGTGTGTTAATCTATTTAATACACTAACTGCTCCAGTGATACCACCTCTATTCAAACCAGCAGGTGCGAACCATTCTGCTGCCAATCTATCGTTTTGTGCAAATACTGCGGGTAACAATACTGATGGTGGAACACTCAATAATTTATTTGTGTTACTATCAATAGTTTTAACCCAAGGGTAATAAGTTGCTACATAGTTTGAATCCACAGAATTAGCTTGTTCAGTTGCTTCAGTAATCGTATCCGCAGATGCGTTAAAATCAGCAATGTAGAAACAATCTTGTCTATCTTCACACATATCAATTGCCTTTGTGGTAATTGCAGGGTGTAAACTTCTTATAATACCAGGAGTTACAACCATATTAATGTCCCATTCATCAGGATTAGATACTGCGTTGATTGCTTTAGAGTATGCTACTGAACCGGATGTTGTTGAAGTTGCGCAATTTAATCCCTGTGTGTTAGCTGCACTAATATCAGTTCCCAAATTAACAGGAATTGTTGGATTAGAACCATCAAATCCATTTTGGAATCCTAATACAAATTGTCTTTTAACCATATCAGAAGAAACCGAACCAGTCATTACATATGTCAATTGAGAATCAAATGCAAATGCTATGTTAGAACCAGTTTCAGCATTTACAGGAATTGGTTTTAAATATTGTTTGTTATCTAATGATACACCAGTAGTTTCAAAATCAAATCCAGCATAATAAATTGGAGATGATGATGTGTTTCCAGTTGAATTTGTTTGGAAAGTTATTGCTGGGAATTGTCTAGCTTCAGCGTTACTATTTGCTTTAATTGGGTTTGTATATGCAGTATGTCCAAATGGTGCTGCTGATATAGGGAATGAACCCTGAGCTGATACTTCAACTCTTACATATTTTGATTTGTTTGAGTAATCACCAAATTCAGTAATTTTACCATTACCATCAATAGTCATATATCTATCACCGATTTTTCTTGCAATATAGTTTGGAGAAGCAGGGTCTAAGTTTACATTGTTGTAAGTTTCTAAAACAACTTTTCTCTTATCAGTATCACTATAAGAACGAATTGTTACAGTAAATACAGAATAATCAGTTGCTCCATCTTCACCAGCTGCTTTTACATTTGAAATACCAATTTTAAATTTAGTATTATATAATGTACCATGTCCTAATGTTACAAATTTAAATAAATCGTATCTCTCACCACTAATCAATTGTGATTGAACCATTGGTGTTTCTGCTGCTTGTGCATCGTATGCGTAATCTTGAGTTGGTAGTGTAGTTGCCTCAACTCTATTTAACCCAGAACCAGTATAAGAAGCACTTACAGCATTTTCTAAATAAATGTAAGAATATGCCTTTTTAGCTCCAAATGGAGATTCACCAAATACATCACCCAAATCATTTACAGCTGTTGAAAATATACTACCACTTATAGATGCTGCAGATGAACCAGAAGAGAAAAATCCAGTCAATACAAATGAACCAGAAGTTGCTAATCCACTACCTGTTATTGATGTGCTAGCTGCTTGAAATCCAACAGTAGTTCCACCTGAATATCCAACTTTAGTAGAATGCAAAACTCCTACTATTTTAGAGTTTCCATTAATATCCACCCCTTTTATTGCTAATGGTGATGGTTGTTGATATCCACCAACACCAGCTACTCTTACGATAGTTGCTGTTCCAGCTTCTCTAAGGTAATTTTGTACTGCATATTCAGTATAATATGTTCCATCGGGTGTTCCGAAGATTTCTTCAAATTCCGATTGACTTCTTACAATCGTTGGAATGAATGCTGGTCCTTGTTTGAAAGGTCCTATAAATGCTGCTCCGATTTCACCGATTCCTTGCGTTAAGAAGGATAAATCGTTTTCTCTTGTGAATACACCGGGTGATACAATTCTTTCTGCCATTTTTTTATCTCTAAAATTCTATGTTTGTTATTGCGTAAAAAGTTTTCCAATTTACACATATAAATATAAACAAAATACCCAAAACATAAATTTTATATTAAAAATATGTGTTGGGTATTAAAAACAATAATTTGTAGTACTATTAGTAATCTTTTGATAATGGGTCAGGTGTAACAGAACCACTTGTTGGTGACCAAGGTAAACCAACATCACTAACTTCAGTAAATGATAACTTACTTCTAGTAATTTGCTTATCCATTTGCCCCTGAATATGTCCCCAATAGTTTGTCATTCGGTTTGAACCACTTACCACAGTTTTAATCCATCCTAATACTTGCTCTTCATTTAAATCTGCATATGCTGTAAAACTACCAGTATTAATTGAATTTAAATCAAATGGAGTTGCTCCAACAAATTCACCAGTATTTCCATCTTCATCAGTACAAACAACTTTCCATTGCGTACCAATTATTGCTTCATCTATATTTTCAGAATTTACTTTTTTAACTCCAGTAACTTTCCATTCGTATGTGTATCCCATTTTTTTATTCTTTTATTATATAGTATAAATATATTTAATTTTTATTTTTATTTATTCCAAGGCAAATTATCAATATTGGTAGTATTTGGTACAATTTGTGTTTTATTTATTGCCATATCCAAACCAAATTTCATTGAATCCGTATCAGCTGCTTCATCAATCCAATCCATAACCTGATTTTTGGTTACATCACTATATGGTGTAAAACTACCAGTATGTCTTGTCATAAATTTTACAAAAGTTGTTATACTTTCAAGTTTTTCAACCGTTCCATCTTCATGTGTACCAATTAAATCCCAATGTATAGCTCTAACTGTATTTGGAAACTCCTGCTTATTAATTCTAGCAGTATCCGTTGATATTCCTTTAATAAAGTATTCGTATGTAATTGCCATATTATTTAATCTTTATAACTGTAATTATTGATTTTCTAAATTTTGTATTCTACTTTCCAATTGCTCCAATCTACTTTCCAATGCAGCAACTCTATCTTCTAATGTATCATGATATCCTTTTAATTCTTTAATACCCTGAACAGTCAAACCATGTACACCATTGTAGTTAAGAGTTTTGAAGTATCTATTATATTCACCACCAACCCAATCTTCATCAACCAATACAGGTAATACTGCTTCAACTTCTTGTGCAATTAAACCAGCACCATGTGTTCTTTCCTCAATATCATTGTTTCTATATGGAGAATCTTCAGTAAATTCATAAGTATAACCACTAATTTGTGATATTTTTTCTAATGCATTATCAATAACCTGTAAGTTGGTTTTCAAATCTGCATCAGAGAAACCATTCCACTCCCATTGTGCACCTCTAGTTCTCAAGTGTCCACCTTCATCCAAGTCCATCATTTTGGTGTATCCGCAATACCACTCATATTTACGAGCGTTGGAATTCATACCACAAGAATTCCAGTCACCACCATTACCATAAACGTTTACTTCAAATGTTGCGTTTTGCCCATTATCAGAGTTTGAAACACCAAATCCTTCGTATGCATTCCACGAATTTTGTGTACCCAATCGATACATATGACCAAATCCAACAAAATAGAAATCACCCGAGTTCATTCTAGAGTTACTATTGAAATCACCATACCAAGTACTATCGTGGTCATAGAATATAGCCCCATACACAACGTTTTGATATGATGTACCATTAGGGTCTAAATAGTATCCCGTATTATCTCTATCGTAAATAAAGTTTGTTCTTATTTCATATAGATACGTTCTATTACCAGAATAGTGGTTAATATAAGTTTCATATCCGTTTTGGCAATCTAAGTGTAAGTTACCATTTGTTACTACAACAGAACCCTCACCACCAGGTCTACCATTTGAACCAACGTACATATATGCTCCCCAAGAAGGGTTAGGTCCATGTAATGCACCACCTCTGATTCTCAATGCAGAATTTGAAGTACTATTAGGGTCTAAATAATATCCACTATCATTTGCATCATAATATGCACCTGCGTATAAACCACCACCACTACCATCGTTACGGTCATGCATTGCAACAGTACACCAACCACTATTACTTGACCAAGAGTTTCTAAACCTTAAATTTGATATTGGACCACCAGCCAATTGCCATCCATATCCACTATTGTATCCATTTACATAGTGATATGTTTGAACACCTACCCAGTGAGAAGTACCAGATGGTTGATTTGCTGGATTTGACCATGTATCAAAAAATCCACTACCCCATGTCATTACGGTATTTAAATCCGTAGTACCCCAACCCATTTGTCCTGTCCAATAGTTAGTATCTCCAGTTATATAAGGTCTCCAATAATTGTATTTAAAAGTTTCACCTGTTCTAGCTTGCGTAGTTGTATTCCAACCGTTAATATTTGTACTTCTATCAGAAGCCGCATCTAAATAATATCCAGTATTATTTTCATCATAGAATATTGGTGAACGCATTGATGTAACTGCCCATAGATTACCTGAAGTATCACCATAAGTTACGTTTGAACCACCACTATTTCTAAATAAGAATTGACCTGCATATTGAAAATACCAGTTATTACTATGGTATTGTATTTTACCAGCAAATTCACCAGACCATGATCCCGAATCCGACCTCCAATCACCTGCGGTTCTTATTGAGGTTGAACCCGAATTAGGGTCTACATAATATCCAGTATTTTGTGCATCGTAATATATGTTAGCTTGGAAGTTTTGTGCAAATGCCGTACTACCATTATCCCAACGTAAGTTCCAACCAACTTGTGAAGTAGTTGAACCATACCCCAATCTCCAATCATTTGCCGCAAAATTCCATACCAATCCCCAATAGGTAGATGCGTTATTCATTGCAAACCCACCATTGTTATTATATCCATTTGCTTGAACAGAGTTTCCGTTTGCAATGGTTAAATATGTAAAAACTGATGTTCCGGCTGGGTCAGCATAATATGCAGTATTATCTCTATCGTAGAATCTATATGCATATAAATCAGTACCTAATGTTAAGTTTCCACCTATAAATGCTCCACCAGCAAATCCAAAACGAGAGTAAGTTGTACCATTGTTTCTTAATGCTAAGTGATGGTCATATCCACTTCCGTATTCATAACCCAATCCGTACATATTACCTATTGGCCAACTTTCACCAATTGTCCAAATTACTTTTGATGTTGTACCATTAACAGTGTAATCACCCATCAAACCACCATTGTTATTACTAACCAAATAGTTTGAGTATTTCATTCTACCATTAAAAGTACCCGTATTTAAATTTGAATCGGATGCCGGATTTGTAAAATATGCTGTGTTATCGGAATCATAAAATATTGGTGCTCTAACATCACCACTAACTGTCATTATACCACTATAATCTACTCTTACTCTAACTTGAGGTAAATCAGTGCCAGTACCAGTTGTACCAGTACCAGATTTAACTGCTATAACAAAATCAGAACGTTCCGAACCTGGCGTATCTCTATATTGTCCACCAATCCAAATATGAGGTGAAACATCGTATGAAGTAGCTCCATTGTAATTTAATAAACCATTTATTGCTATACCAGCATAATATCCAGTACCACTTCTTGTTGCGGAAGGTCCTAATACTATATTGTAAGTATCCGCACTTATCTCACCTGTTCCAGTTGTATATGATGAAATTCGTAATCTACCACCTGCATTGTTTGTTGCTTGGACTTGTGCTGCACTAATATTCATTCTACTAATACGAGATTGTCCGTTAGGGTCTACAAAGTAATTGTTATCACTATAATCGTAGAATGCTTGAGCGTACATATTGCGATATGCTGTTATATCACCATTCGCCATATCCAATCTTAACATTACAGTATTTGTACCACCACCAACATTGTTTTCAATACCAGTAGTTGATGCTCTTGTAAAGTCAATTGTATTTATTGGATTATTATGCCAAATACCCCATGGTTCGGAAGTTTCTTTATAAATCCAAGGAGATGCTTCACCACCACTACCAGGATTTATAGAACGAAGAAATACAGGATATGTAGTCGAGTTTGTAGGCGTCATTCTAATACCCTCTGCTGCACCATTACCACTCATAATAACATTTGCTCCGTTATTAGAAAGTGTTATTGAATTGAATGTTGGAGAATCGGATGTACGAATGTTTTGATTCATTAGATGAACTTCTGTCAGACCTTGTCCAGTATTTACCTGTGCTGCAACTAAGTTACCAGGAATTGTAAATGTACCTGCATTATCCAATCTACCTATTTGAGTAAATGAAGATGTTCTACCAGCAGCTGTGCCTTGGTCATTTAAGAAAGTAAATCCTTGACTAAATAATAAATATGTTGCCGTATCTCCCAATGGTGAAATATATGTTCCACCAGTTCCAGTGTGCCTTACGTTATATCCAAGACCACCATAAGAACCACCACTATATCCAGCAACTAAACCTCTACCTTCACTATTACCACTACCTAAGTTTACGTTGAATGTACCTGTACTATCATAGAAGTTATCAGCATCAACTCTACCATTTACGTTTAAAATAGTACCATCAAATGTTAAATTTGCCTCAACAGTTGCGTTTGGTGCAGTTCCATCCAATGTAATTACACCATTATTAGTTGTACCGGTTAAAGATAGTAAACCAGAAGAACCAGATGTTCCACGTGTTCCACTTGTTCCAGATGTTCCAGATGTTCCAGATGTTCCACTTGTTCCAGATGAACCAGATGTTCCAGATGTACCAGATGTTCCGCTTGTACCAGATGTTCCGCTTGTACCAGATGTTCCTCTTGTACCAGAAGTTCCAGATGTACCAGACGTTCCAGAAGAACCCGATGAACCACTTGCTCCCGGCGTACCAGGAGAACCAGGTACACCAGCTCCACCACTACTTCCAGATGAACCACTACTACCGCTTGAACCAGATGAACCACTACTACCGCTTGAACCAGATGAACCACTACTACCGCTTGAACCAGAAGTTCCGCTTGTACCAGAAGTACCACTTGTTCCGGATGTACCAGAAGTTCCGCTTGTTCCCGATGTACCAGATGTACCAGATGTACCGCTTGTACCAGAAGTTCCACTACTTCCAGCAGAACCACTTACACCAGAAGTTCCCGAAGTACCAGATGTTCCGCTTGTTCCAGAAGTACCAGAAGTACCACTACTACCGCTTGTTCCAGAAGTACCAGAAGTACCAGCAGAACCAGAAGTACCAGCTGCTGCTAACCAAGTTGTACCATTGTATCGATATATGTTTGTATCACCTGTGTTGTAATATATTTGTCCAGCTTTTGTACCAACAGGGTTTGTTGCGAATGCTGGAATTGCTATTGAATCTCTAATATCAACACTTCCACTAAATTCTTGCTTATCATTTGTTGCATCACCAAATTTGTTTGAACCAGATGCGTAAATTAAAGATGCGGAAATGTATTGTACAAATATTTGTTGTGCTCTGATTGTACCACCAACAGTTAAGTTACCACTAAGGGTTTCGTTTCCAGTTACCGTTAATGTAGTACCATCAAATCTAAGATTAGCTTCCGCAGTTACGTTTGGAGATGCACCATTAAGAGTAATTACACCATTATCGGTTGTACCACTTATAGATAATGCTCCAGAAGTTCCAGAAGTACCCGATGTACCAGCTGAACCAGAAGAACCAGTTGCCCCAGCCGAACCAGAAGTACCAGAAGTACCGCTTGTTCCGGAAGTTCCACTACTACCACTTGTTCCAGATGTACCATAACTACCGCTTGTACCAGAAGTACCCGATGTTCCAGATGTACCACCACTTCCAGCAGTTCCCATTGTTCCACTTGAACCAGACGTACCCGATGTTCCAGATGTTCCGCTTGTTCCAGAAGTTCCAGAAGTACCTCTTGTTCCAGATGTACCGCTTGTTCCAGATGTACCAGATGTACCACCACTACCAGCAGTACCAGCGCCTCCACCTGCACCAGTTATACCACTTGAACCAGATGTACCTGATGTACCAGATGTTCCACCACTACCACCACTACCAGATGTACCAGATGAACCCGTTGTACCACTACTACCACTTGTTCCAGATGTACCACCACTACCAGATGAACCCGATGAACCACCAGCTCCAGTTATACCACTTGTTCCAGAAGTTCCAGATGTACCTGATGTTCCACTTGTTCCACTTGTTCCAGAAATACCACTTGAACCCGTTGTACCAAATGAACCTGTTGTACCAGATGAACCAGTTGTACCAGATGAACCAGTTGTACCCGATGAACCCGTTGTACCCGATGAACCACTACTTCCGCTTGAACCAGAAGTACCTGAAGAACCACCACTTCCGCTTGTTCCAGACGTTCCACCACTTCCGCTTGTTCCAGATGTACCAGATGTGCCGCTTGTTGCTGATGTACCAGACGAACCAGACGAACCAGTTGTTCCCGAAGAACCAGAAGTACCAGAAGTACCCGATGTCCCAGATGTTCCAGATGTTCCCCCACTACCAGATGTACCAGATGTTCCTCCACTACCAGATGTACCAGAAGTACCAGATGTTCCGCTTGAACCAGTTGTACCGCTTGAACCAGTTGTACCGCTTGAACCAGTTGTACCAGATGTACCGCTTGTTCCAGAAGTACCAGAAGATGCAGCTGCAAACTTTCTACCAATTCTACCTGTGGTTGTGTTTAGTACTAATACCTCATCGGTAGTAATATCAGTTGCAATTGTATTTCCGGTTACAAATATTGAACCACTAATACCAACACTTCCAGTAAATTCATGCTTATCAACTACATTATCACCAAATTTGTTACTTCCACTTGCGAAAATAATTGAAGCAGATATATAAGTTGCTTTTAATTCAGTTGTATTAATTGTACCAGCTACACTCAAATCTCCTCTAAAAATACCACTACCAGTTACAACTAAAAAGTCTTTTACTGTCAATGATGTTTGTACTTCTAACCCTTTGTTTGGTGAGATTATTGTTTGTACTGAACCTGATTTAATTCTATCAATATCACCAATTGATGATGCTGGAATGTTAGTTATACCACTACCATCACCACTTAATGTATTTGCAACTACTGAAGATGCGGAAATTGATGATGATACTAATAATGAACCTGTTATTTTTGTATTTCCTTGAATGGATAACGTTCCACCAACAGATGGATTTATTTCCGAGGTTTGAACCCCAGATGCTGTAATATCTGTTAAAACATTTACCGATTGGGGTGATACATTAATTACAGCTCCACCACTCACAAAAAGTGATACTAAACTTGCACTTAACTGATTTAACCCATTAGGACTTTTACCGTTGAACTCCATTCAATTATATTTTTATTTTATGTTAATTCTAATATTGAAACAATCACATCTGCCGAATTAGCCAATGATGATGTTACGGAAAGTAAATCACTTGCTTCCATTACCACTTTTTGTTCTCCACCAACTAATACTGTTGAACCACCTTGTACAATTAAAGCATCTTTTACTAAAAATACTGCTTTATTTGCCGAAGTATCTCTCAACATTACACTTACCGATATGTTTTGTGAAGCTACATTAGCTACATTTACACCAATTACCGTTGTTGTAGTTGCTGATGGTACACTATACACTCCAACTCCCGTTGAACCTATTGAACCAGTTATACTATTTTTAAATATGTTTGCCATCTTTTTTTATCCTAATGCAATAGCAAAAGCTAATGCGGTATCTAATACATTTACACCATCTACTTGAAATTGTCCTCCATCAACTACATTTACACTTCCTTGTACTCTTTCAGAACCACTTATAAACACAGAACCAGTAATTCTCTGTCTATCATTTGAAAAAGTTCCAAGAGTTAAAGTTCTTGTTACTACTAAATTTTCAAAAGTTGCTGCAGCTACTTCAATTTCACCTTTAAATGAACCAGTAAAAGACCCAGTGAATGAACCACTTAAATTTGCGTAGGCATTTGCCGATTGAATTATCGAACCCGAAAATATAGGACTTTGTATTTTCATTTAATAGTTTGTAATGTTATAGATATAAATATAAGTTATCTATCTTTTATGGTTTCTCCGGCCAAACTATACTGAAAGGGTCTGATTGAGATGAAATATCTCTCAAATCTTGTCTATATGATTGGTAGGAAGTCCTAATACTTTCAGAAACATCCCCTAATTGTGTCCAATCACATTCTGATAATAACTGATTTCTTAATTCTCTAATTTCACTCCATTTTATTGCTAATCTTAATTCTTTTTCAGAATCAGAAGCATCTATCTGAACCCAATTTTGATAATATATACCATCCGTTAAAGTTGGAGTTCCTTCGGATATGTTTTTTGTATAATCATTTGGTTTTTGGGTTTGTGTGACCTCAAATACACCAAAACCACTTAAAGTTTCAGTTGGTATGTTTAACGGAAATGTATAAGTCTTATTATCCACTCTAAATTGTTTCAAAGAGTATGGGTATGTTATTTCGTTATCTATTATTCTTAAATACATATTATTTGAAAGTTGAAGGTATTGATGCAAAGTTAGTTAATCCACTACAATTCCTAAATGCACCTACTCCATATGGTGTTGGTGTTCTTAACCAAATTGTAGGAGCAGTTCCACTAATACTATTTGTTGTAGATGCCATATAATACACATTTTGAAAAGTTGAAACCGAAGTATTAAAGGTAAATTGAATTACACCAGATGTTATTGCCGCACATTGTCTAAATGTTTGCGAAAAGTTTACCACATCAGGACATAAATCAAATAAAGTCAAAGGTACAGTTGTTAATGATGTACATCCATAAAATGTAGATGTAAAATCAACTGCCAATGGTATGTTATTAAACAAACCAGAAGGAACTGAAGTTATTGGTGTAAATGAAAATGCTGAATTGATTAATTGTGAATTTGGAGAATAATTAAACATATCCGATGGGATTGTTGTTAATCCAGTTCTTGACATGAATGCCGTCCAATCAATTATTTCATCCAAACCATCATACCCACCAACTGCCGATAAAGATGCGGATGATGGAATTGATGTTAAAAGATTACATCCTTGAAAGTTTAATCTTCTTAATCCATTTATACCAAATTGTACAATAGCAGTGTATAAACTACGATTAGATACACTATTATTTACAGTAAATGCGGGCATAAACCCACTTATACTTATTGTATATGAACCTATGGATACATAATTATGCGTTAATGCTGCATCCGAAGATGAAGTTATGACATCACTACTACTATCTCCCCAATCCACAACAATACTAGGAGTCAATCCTTCGTAATCAAAAATAGGTAATCTAAATGCTCTGTTAGCAGTTGTAGTTGTTATTGTAACCTTAAATGGAAACAATTCACTTCCAGCCCCTGATGATGTTAATCTTCTAAATATTCCCATAACTCTTAATTCATGTCTAATCCGGTCACAAATCCATAATAAGATGTGCCACCATCGAATGTGTAAAATACTAATATATCTTCACCAGATGAAGTTAGAATTGGAGGTGTACCACCTACCCAATTTACACCACTCCAAGCTAATGAATGTGCCCCTGCGTTTACTGTTAATAATGTAAATCCAAATGCTTTTCCAGCAGGTGCATTTGAGATTGATATTGAACCATTTCCAGTGAAAGTTCTTTTAAAATTGTTTGCAGTTGATAAATCAATTGATGCACCAGCCCCACTACCTAAATCAGAATATGTTTCTCTAAAAGTTGTTGATGTTGTAAATCCAGTTGTTGTTAAACTTGTCGATAGATTAACACCCGTAGTTGCAACTATGTTTAATGATGTTGGTGAAGTCAAATTAGGAGTTCCACCAGTATAAACATTGAATGCAGATGCTGATACAGGTCCAGTTGCTTGTATTTTACCAGTTACTGTCAATGTACTTCCATCAAAAGTTAAATTACTCTCAACATTTCCATTTGGTGAAATTCCATCTAATGTAATAACACCATTATCAGTAGCTCCAGTCAATGTTAAGAAACCACTTAACCCAGATGAACCAGAAGTACCAGCTCCAGACGTACCGGAAGTACCAGATGTACCAGCTGAACCAAAGTTTGTACCATCTAATCCAGATGTACCAGATGTGCCAGACGTACCATTTACACCATCAGTTCCACTATATCCAGATGTACCAGATGAACCACTTTGACCAGAAGTTCCAGACGAACCAAAATATGTACCATCTAAACCACTTGTTCCAGATGTCCCAGATGTTCCATCCGTTCCAGTTGAACCAGAAGAACCAGATGTTCCTGAAGTTCCAGAAGTTCCACTACTTCCAAAGTATGTTCCATCCAATCCAGATGTTCCGCTTGAACCAGAAGTTCCAGATGTACCATCGGTAGCATCTATACCACTTGTTCCAGAAGTACCACTTGTTCCAGAAGTACCATTACTACCAAAGAATGTACCATCCAAACCACTTGTTCCAGAAGTTGCAGATGAACCAGATGTTCCAGATGTACCAGCTCCAGAAGTTCCAGAAGTTCCACTTTCACCGCTTGTTCCTGAAGAACCGAAGAAAGTTCCATCTACACCACTTGTACCAGATGTACCAGAAGTACCAGACGTACCAGCTCCAGATGTACCAGAAGTACCAGATGTACCAGCAGTTCCAAAGTTTGTACCATCTAAACCACTTGTTCCAGAAGTTCCAGATGAACCAGATGTACCATCGGTAGCATCTATACCAGATGTTCCAGATGTTCCAGATGTACCACTACTTCCAAAGAATGTCCCATCTTGTCCACTTGTACCAGAAGTTCCAGATGTTCCATCGGTTCCAGTTGAACCAGAAGAACCGCTTGAACCAGATGTACCAGATGTTCCAGACGAACCAAAGAAAGTTCCATCTTTACCTGATGTACCGCTTGTTCCAGAAGTTCCAGATGAACCAGATGTACCATCGGTTCCAGATGTTCCCGATGTACCAGAAGTACCACTACTTCCAAAGAAAGTTCCATCTTTACCAGATGTTCCACTTTCCCCACTTGTTCCAGAAGTTCCACTTTCCCCACTTGTTCCAGAAGTTCCAGAAGTACCGCTTGTTCCAGATGAACCAAAGAAAGTTCCATCTTTACCTGATGTACCAGATGTACCACTAGCACCAGCCGCACCACTACTTCCACTCTCACCAGATGAACCACTTACACCCGATGTACCACTTACACCCGATGTACCAGATGTTCCAGAAGAACCAAAGAAAGTTCCATCTTTACCCGATGTACCAGAAGTTCCACTACTTCCACTTGTCCCAGAAGTACCATCACTTCCACTTGTTCCAGATGTACCGCTTGTACCACTTGTTCCAGAAGTTCCATCAGTACCAACTCCGCTTGTTCCAGAAGTTCCACTACTTCCACTTGTCCCAGAAGTACCATCACTTCCACTTGTCCCAGATGTACCGCTTGTACCAGACGAACCTTCAGCTGATGTTCCAGATGAACCAGAAGTTCCTGAAGTTCCATCACTACCATTTGTACCATCCAATCCAGATGTACCAGAAGTTCCATCACTACCGCTTGTTCCAGAAGTTCCAGATGTTCCGCTTGTTCCATCAGTTCCTACACCACTTGTACCAGAAGTTCCAGATGTTCCACTTGTTCCAGATGTTCCATCACTACCAGAAGTACCGCTTGTACCAGAAGTACCGCTTGTACCAGAAGTACCTTCAGAGCCATCCGTACCAGAAGAACCAGATGTACCAGATGTGCCGTTAGTACCAGACGTACCCGATGTACCGCTTGTACCAGAAGTTCCATCCGTTCCTACACCACTTGTACCAGAAGAACCAGATGTACCGCTTGTACCAGAAGTTCCATCCGTTCCAGATGTACCAGATGTACCGCTTGTTCCAGAAGTTCCATCCGAACCAGTCGTACCACTACTTCCACTTGAACCAGAAGTTCCAGAAGTACCATCCGAACCAGAAGTACCAGAAGTACCACTTGTTCCAGAAGTACCGGATGTTCCAGAAGTTCCAGAAGTTCCACTTGAACCAGAAGTTCCATTACTACCCGATGTACCAGAAGTTCCAGAAGTTCCAGATGTACCAGATGAACCGGTTGTACCACTTGAACCCGTTGAACCACTACTACCGCTTGTACCAGACGTACCAGATGTCCCAGATGTTCCAGATGAACCAGCTAAACCAGCTGTACCAGATGAACCAGAAGTTCCCGATGTTCCAGAAGTACCAGATGTTCCAGAAGTTCCATCAATACCGCTTGTTCCAGATGTTCCATCTAATCCAGATGAACCAGCTGAACCACCACTACCAGCTGAACCAGATGAACCCGATGTTCCAGATGTTCCAGATGTTCCAGATGTACCATCAACTCCAGATGTTCCAGATGTTCCACTTGAACCAGTAGTTCCCGATGAACCAGATGTACCCGAAGTTCCACCACTACCAGCAGTTCCGTTTGTTCCGCTTGTACCAGATGTTCCACCACTACCAGAACTACCACTTGTACCAGATGTACCAGATGTTCCAGAAGTACCAGATGTTCCAGCACTACCCGTACTACCGCTACTTCCACTTGTTCCAGATGTACCACCACTTCCGCTTGTTCCAGATGTACCAGAAGTACCGCTTGTTCCAGATGTACCAGATGTTCCAGACGTTCCAGATGTTCCATCAGTTCCAGTTGAACCAGACGAACCAGAAGAACCAGAAGAACCGCTTGTACCAGATGTACCAGAAGAACCGCTTGTACCAGATGTACCAGAAGAACCACTTGAACCAGATGAACCAGAAGAACCATCAACTCCAGATGTACCAGAAGTTCCGCTTGTACCAGAAGTTCCATCAATTCCAGATGTTCCAGATGTTCCAGATGTTCCAGATGTACCGCTTGTACCAGATGTACCAGCAGAACCTTCCGTACCTGAAGTACCAGATGTACCAGAAGTACCAGATGTACCGGCTGCTTGTTGAACATCTCTTGTTTCTAATAACTTTGTAGCAGGGTCCCAAGTTACAACCAATTGAGAGACCGATGATGTATAAAATTCGCCAACATATATACTACCTGTAATATCTAAACTACCAGTTATTACTAAACTACCACTAAATCTTTGATTACCTGAATTTAGTAAGAATGATGATGTATCTATACTTTGTGCATTTAATGCAAATTGAGCTACACTAGCAAATGATGAACTAAACACCGTCATTGATGCCGTTTGTGCATTTGTAACAAATCCTTCCGCAGATAATACTCCACCTAATACATGAGATGCGGTTAGTGCATAAGATGCGGAAACTGCTAATGAAGCAGTACCAACTAACATTGATGCCGTTTGAGCACTTTGTACAAATGCCGCAGTATCTACATTTGATGCGTTTTGTGCAAATAATGCGTAAGAAGCTGTTCTAGCAAACGATGCACTTAATACTGTCATCGATGCGGTTTGTGAATTTAATACAAATTGTCCAGCATTTGCCGATGCCGATACCAATGCCTCTAAAGATGCCGTATTTAATCCTAACACACTACCAGCTATGGTTGCAAAATTAGCGTTTACTGCATGCGATGAAGAAAGTACAGTTCCAATTACTCTATCAGCTTGGATTGTACCATTTATTAACGAACCACCACTACCAATTACGATGTGTCCACTTGTCAATCCACTAAATGTTACTTGGACAGTGTTATTATCAATTGCTAAGATAGATGCTGGAAGAATCATTTCATCCTGTGAACCAGTTCCATACACCTGTACCATTGGGTATCTAATATCCAAACCATGTACAACCGTTACCGAACTCGCGTTACTAAATGCAACGGTCTCCGTTAATGAAGTTTCAGGTTGAGGAATATAGTATCCTCTAGCAGTATCGTATCTTAAAGTATTGTATTCTGCAGATGCTATAATACCAGCTCCGTTAAAACGATATATACCATTAAATGAACCACTCCAATGTGGAGAAAATGCAAAACTTGCGGTTAATTCAGGCGTTGTTATGAAATCAGAATAAGTTCTACCATAGATACTTGCCGATGTATTAACAACAAAACCATTATTAGGTGAAATTGAAGCAGTAAATGAACCTGATTTTAATATATTAGTTTCAAATGATAGATTTGCAATTGTAATATTTGTCAATCCACTACCATCTCCGATAAATGTTGAACCAGATTTTGCTATAAAATTACCACCACTTACAATCATACTACCAGTAGTATGTAATGAACCAGTTATACTAACATCCGTATTAACTTGCAAACCTTTATTTGGTGAAATTATTGCGTTTACAGAACCCGATTGAATTCTATCTAATTGTAAATCTTGTAATGCTTCGGCAGGAATGTTAAATAATCCACCACCATCTCCAGCAAAAAATGATGCGGTTACAGTTACGTTTACATTTAATTTTTGAGGGTCAATTACAGCAATACCAGAACCGGATTGGATTTTATCTAATTGTAGGTTTGTTAATGCTTCGGCAGGAATATTGAATAATCCGCCACCATCTCCTATATAAAGTGATGCCGATATCGAACCACTTAATAATGTACTACCACTAACAACTAAACTAGAACTAAAATTAGTGTTTCTTTGAATTGTTAAAGGTGCATTTGATAACAATCCTAAATTTGGTGAAATGGATGCAGTTACCGAACCACTAGCAATACGAGGTGTATCACCAGACCTTTCCGCAATTACACCTGTCAGTTGAGAACCATCTCCAAAATAAGTTATTGCTCGAACCGAACCACTTACTACAACACTTCCACTAAATGTACTACCACTTACTATTGAAGTTACCAAGAATCCAGTATCAGGTGCCACCGAAGCAGTTACTGAACCAGATGCTATTTTTGGTGATGCTGCTGCTACTACATTTTGTAATTGAGAACCATCTCCAATAAATGTAAATGCATTAACACTACCACTTACAATAGTACTTCCACTAAGGATTATACCATAATTATGAGATTGAGAACCACTATAATCACGTGATATTACTTTAAATCCATAAGCAGGGTCTACCGAAGCAGTTACCGAACCACTAGCAATTAATGTTGCTACTAATGCATCAGGTGTTAATGCTGAACGAGGAATATCAAATAAACCAGCACCACTACCACTAAATACGGATGCGGTTACTACACCAATTACTCTAGTATCACCAACCAACTTTATTTCTGAAGGAATATAAATTGCATCTACTACATTTATAGTACCTCCCATTGCTAAGTGATTTTGGCAATTATAGTACAATGTATTTGGTGCATCTAATGGAACATTTAATGTAATTGGAGTTCCAGTTGATGCTCCGTTGTTTGTTGCGTAAGCGTTATATCCATTACTATTTCCAACCGCACTTGCCGTATTAATCCAAAATGGATGTCCAATTGCTTCTATGTTAAAAATATAAGATTTACCTTTTACTACAGTTAAATTTACATTTGAACCACTAGCTGCCCCACTAAACCAATATGCACCAGCTCCATCATTTATTACATTAAATGTATTTGGTAATTCATCTAACGGAGTAGGTCTAGCCGATGATGAAACTACAAAACTACCACTAATAGTAGTAAATGTGTTTACAACCAATCCTTTATTTGGTGAAATTGATGCAGTTGCAGAACCACTAGCTATTAAATTTGAAAGTAATGCATCTTCAGTTAAAGCAGAACGAGGTATATTTGTTAATCCCGCACCACTACCACTAAAGAATCCACCACCAATTGGTATTGTTATCGAACCACTTACTGAAATACTACCACTAAACGTTGAACCACTTGCTATTGAATTTACTAAGAAACCCGTATCAGGTGCTACGGATGCAGTTACACTACCACTAACAATACGGAATACTTCACTTGCTAAAGCTGATTGGGGTATATCAAATAATCCTCTACCACTACCAGTAAACATTGATGCTGATACCGGAAGTTGGAATGTTGAAAATGTATTAACTACAAATCCTTCAACAGGTGAAATTGATGCGGTTGCCGAACCACTAAATATCTTTGTTGAATCAATTGCTAAGTTAGCTAAAGTAATATTGGAAAGATATCTACCATCTCCAACAAAGAATGAAGAAGTTGGAACATATAAATTACCACTTACAATAGTATCACCTATAAATTTAATAGTAGGTTCAATTTGATATTTTTCTTTTATAAGAATTGTACCAGCCATTGAACCATGAAACTCACAATTATAATATAAAATACTAGGAGAACCTGTTGGTGGTGTAAATGTTATTGTAGCGTTTGCAGCTCCATTACCAACTACACCAACACTATATTCATTTAAACTTGTAGTTGTTTTAGTGGTCTTTATCCAAAAAGGATGCCCACTTGCAGCAATGTTAAATATATATGGTACACCTTGGTATAAAACTAAAGTAGGATTTGAACCACTAGCCGCTCCACTAAAGAAATATTCACCACTACCATTGTTTACCACATTAAATACAGTGTTTAATGAAGATGTTGGTAATTCCCATCCAGATGATGATACTATTAAACTACCACTAATTGTTGTAATTGCGTTTATACCAAATCCAGTTAATGGGTTAGCTGATGCGGTTACACTACCACTTGCTACTCTATATGCTTCGGTTGCTAATGCAGATTGTGGAATATCAAATAAACCTTTACCACTTCCACTAAAAATTGATGCTGATATTGTATTAGTGAAGAATGCAGGTACATTTACGTTAAATCCTTCTACCGGAGATATAGATGCGGTTGCAGAACCACTAAATATTTTTGTTGAATCAATTGCTAAGTTAGCAAGTGTTATATTAGAAAGGAATCTACCATCTCCAATAAAAAATGAACTACTATTAATAGTTACACTACCACTAACATCAACACTTCCACTTATTTTAGTTCCTCTCTGTACAGATTCTACAACAAATCCTCTATCAGGTAATGCAGATGCAGTTACCGAACCAGATGCAATTCTAAATACCTCTTGGGATAATGCTGATAATGGTAAATCAAATAATCCAGCTCCACTACCAGTAAACATTGATGCTGATACTGGAAATTCAAAATTAGCAAATGTGTTTACCGAAAACCCTCTATCAGGAGAAATTGATGCCGTTGCCGAACCACTTGCAATTCTATTTATTTTGAAAGAAAGTGCGGATTCGGGAATGTCAAATAATCCAGCTCCACTACCGGAAAAAGTACCAGAACCAGTTGGTATTACTATGTTTCCACTAACAAATAAACTACCACTAAATGATGAACCACTTTGTATTGATGTTACTAAGAATCCTTTATTTGGACTAACCGAAGCAGTTATACTACCACTTGCTATTAATGTTGCCGTTAAAGCAGGTATATTAAATAATTGAGAACCATCTCCAATAAAGAAAGATGATGATACACTACCACTCACAACTACGTTTCCAATAAATCTAGAACCACTTTCTAATGAAGTAACTACAAATCCAGTATTAGGTGAAACCGATGCGGTTACACTACCACTTGATATTAAAGTTGCGGTTAATGCAGGTATATTTAATAATTGAGAACCATCTCCAATAAAAAATGATGCAGATACACTACCACTTACAACTATGTTTCCAATAAATGTAGAACCACTTTGAGCCGAATTAACAACAAATCCAGTATTTGGTGCTACAGATGCAGTTACTGAACCTGATTTAATTTCGGTTGATATTAATGCATCTTCTGTTAAAGCCGAACGAGGAATTTCAGATAATCCTTTACCACTACCACTAAAAAACCCACTACCAGTTGGTATAGTTATATTTCCAACAGTAGTAACACTTCCACTAAATGTTGAACCACTTTCTATTGATATTACTAAAAATCCAGTTTCAGGAGTTACCGAAGCGGTTATTGAACCTGTTGCTAATTGAGTTGTAAGTAATGCATCAGGAGTTAAAGCTGAACGAGGTATGTTTGATAATCCCGCACCACTACCACTAAAGAATCCACTACCAGTTGGAATGGTTATACTACCACTTACTACAATACTACCACTAAAGGTCGAACCACTTGCTATTGATTCAACTAAAAATCCCCTATTGGGAGATACTGATGCCGTTACACTACCACTTGCTATTCTATAAACTTCGGCAGAAAATGCGGATAAGGGAATATTAAATAATCCCTCACCACTACCAGTAAATGCAGATGCGGATACAGTTGTATTTACAAATAAACCAGTATTTGGTGCAATTGATGCAGTTACACTACCACTTGCTATTCTATTAATTTGAAATGCTAAAGATGATTCCGGAATATCAAATAATCCTCTACCACTACCAGTAAACATTGATGCGGAAACAGGAAATTGGAATGTTGAAAATGTATTAACAACTAAACCAGTATTTGGTGCAATAGATGCAGTTGTTGAACCACTTCCTATTAAAGTTGATGTTAGTGCGGGAATATTTACCAATCCACTACCATCTCCACTAAAACTTCCACTAAATGAACCAGTAAATGAACCAGTTAAATTTGCACTACCTATAAATGAACCACTAAATGAACCAGTTGCACTATTTACAGTTAAAACATCTCTAATTCCAACCGAACCAGTTAATTGTTGGTTATCTGAACTATTATCTCCAAATATGTTAGAACCAGATGAATAAATTATTGATGATGATATATACGTTACTATAAGAGATTCCGCATATATTGATTTAGATACATATAAATTACCAGCTATTGTGGTATCTACATTTATTTGTAACCCTAAATTTGGTGAAATTGATGCCGTTGCAGAACCACTAGCAATTCTAGGTGCAACTACCGCAGGTACATTTGTTAATTGAGAACCATCTCCTGAAAATTTACCTATAAACGAACCGCTAAATGAACCAGAAAGGTCACCAATACCTTTAAATGAGGATGTTATTTCACTTAATACGATTTTTTGTGCAAATCCTCTATTACCATCACTATCCGTTACTAATATAGCAGGATTTGATTCTAAAGATGCCGAAAATGATGGAACACCAAAGTTTGGTTCAACTTGAGATAAATCTACAAATTCGTATCTGTCTGATGTTACATTTTTAGGTCCTTTTAATCGAACTCTACCACTTAATAGATTGCTTATTGCCATTAGTACTTTCTAGCTTTGATATAAATATTCACAATTACTTATAAATATAATTGATTAATATTATCGTTATTCGTTAGCGCTTTCTAATAAAGAAAGAATTACACTTAATTGAGTTGAGCCAGAAACTATAAAACCATATGTTTCTTCCAATACCAATTTACCAGAAACAACAGGTGATAGTGAATCAGCAGGAGGTATTAAAACATTTGTTACCAATTGGATTGCGGGTTGTGCAACTAATGTAGGATTCTCAATTGTATTTATAACAACATCTTTTAATTTACCAATTAAATACCCAGAAGAACTTATTTCCAATGCAGTTGGTGTAATTGATGTGTTAAACGATTGGGTAACTGTACTTTGGTATATTGTACTAACTAATGCCGAACCAGTTATTGATTGGTTTTTAATAACTTGCTGAGCCAATGTATTTACATATTCAATTGTCAATAAAGATGCACTATATTCAGTAGAATCAATTACACTAACACCATTTTTTGTAAAGAATGATTTTGCGTATTTATCTGTTCTAATTGTTGTATTATTTTTTATATCATATGCAAATGCATCAACTTCATCCAAAGCATATCCTTCAAATAAAGATGATACAAATGTAAATGGAGTTTCAGATAAACCATTTTGGTTTTGAATATATGCAGCAGTTTCTTTTCTTATAAATTGTCTGTTTAATGTTAATAAAGCAGATGCCGATACATAACTTCCAGTTGCTTCAATTCCGGCAAAATTTGGTACAGGTAATTCTTTATTTGATGTTACAAAAATAGTTACAGGTTGATTTAAACCACTATTGTTTGTAATTTGACAAGATAGTACAATTGATGAAACTCCAGCAGGAGTTGCATATATTTCATCTTGCTCACCAGTCAGAGTTGCTACTACTGACTGGAATCTATTTAAGGGTACAAAAACTTCTGCCATTTCTTTTTATTTTATCATTTTTATATTTGTAGTGCTAATGAGAACGGAGTTACCAATGAGAACAATGATTTACTAAATGTTCTACCAACTAAAGTTCCAGTAGCTTGATTGATACTTAACCCAGTACCAATTCTAAAGTCACCATCCTGATTTCCAGAGGTGAAGAATATTCTACCACCACCTAATTCAGTAATTTCAAATGCCGGGTCCGCAACACCACTACCACCCTGATTTGGAGGAAGTGCTTTAAATGTAACACCACTACCATTGTAAGAGTAGTCAATACCAGTTGCCACAATTAGTGAACCAAATGATTCCAATGGTGCTCCAGCTGCAATAAACTCTGCTCTAGTTCTTAAATATCTATTAGTTTCCAAAGTTTCCAATAATTGGTCTCTAGTCACAGCTATTGCACTTCCATATTGACCATCGTAATATGAAGATGCTGCTCTGATTCCTCTTTCATTTCCACCATATAATAAATCAGTTACAGCCGCATCTACAATAAATCCAGTATCACGCGAACAACTTGCCTCATTATATACTAAATATGGAAAAGCTCCATTTGTGTATCCAATTGCTCTTTGTTTTAATTCTTCTTTACCACCTTTTAATCTTTCAGCTGCCTGTCTTCTTAATGTAGATGGTGCTAAGTAAGTTAATAAAGTATTTGCTACTATCTTTTCAGAAAGTCCTCTTGCGAAGTTTATACCATCTACCGTTTGTTTTTTCTGTCCATTATTATCACCATAACTTTCCACAATTGCTACTGATGGAAATTTGTAATAGTAAGAACCCGCCTCAATACTTCTTTCATTACCACCATAAACTAAATCCGTTCTAATAGCATCTATAATAAATCCTAAATCTCTACTACAACTTACTTCATTGTATTTTAAACCACTCCAAGATGCAGATAAGAACGTTATAGTTTCTTTTTGTATTAATTGTTTGTTATCTGTCAATAATTTTGCAGTTGCTAATAAAGATGCCGATGGAACTAAATACGTTGGGTTTATTACTACGTTTTTAGATATCTTTCCAGCATATCTGATACCAGTCAGAGTTGGGTCTAATTGGTTTAGAGTCGATGGTACACCTTTATTGATTGCGTTAGAAGGATATAAGTAATAATACTGTCCTGCTATCACACTTCTTTCAGTTCCACCATATAATACATCCGTTGCTGCCGCATCTATTAGATACCCAACATCTCTTTTACAAGTTGCTTCGTTATAATATACACCACTCCAAGAAGAAGAAACATATGCGATAGTTTCTTCTGCTATAAATGATTTATTCTTTCTTAATAAATCAAATGATGCTGATGCCTCTAATGAAGCAGTTACGAATTGTATATTTTGTACAATCTTTTGTGCTATTCTACCTGCGTAGTTTATACCATCAATTGTTTGTCCTAATTGTCCAACACCATCACCATCTCCTTCAACAATTGCTAAAGATGGGTATTCGTAATAGAATTTACCATTCAATACACCTCTTTCATTACCGCCATATAGTAAATCGGTAGTAACACCATCTAATATATAACCAACATCTCTCTTACACTTATCTTTATCGTACTCAAATGTACTCCAACTAGCAGTTAAGTAAGCTAGGGTTTCATTTTGTATAAACTCTCTATTCTTTCTCAACAAATTAACCGATGCTGATACTATTTGAGATGCTGTCACAAATGTTAATGATGCCGCAGTATTCTTAGAAAGTTGTCCTGCGTATTTAACACCTGTCAATGTTGGTTGTAATTGGGCACCTTGCGCTTGGGATGGATATAAGTAATAGAACACCCCAGCGTTTGTACTTCTTTCGTTTCCACCATATAGTAAATCCGTAGAAACTGCATCTATAATATGACCAACATCTCTTTTACAAGTTGATTCAATATAAGATGCCGTACTCCAAGAAGATGATAGGTAAGCAATAGTTTCATTTTGTATAAACTCTCTATTCTTTCTAATCAATGCGTATGATGCTGATACAATTACCGATGCAGTTACATAAGTTACATTTTGTACTATATTTTGTGCTAACTTACTTGCGTAATTGATACCATCCAATGTTTGATTCAATTGTGCTCCTTGCGCTTGTGATGGATATTGATAATAGAATATACCATTAAATAATGATGCTGAATTTGAGTTAAATACTAAATCTTCAGCTGCTCCACTTATAATCAATCCCACATCACGTCTACACTTACTTTCATCATAAGATGCCGTACTCCAAGAAGAAGATAGATAAGCAATAGTTTCATCCTGTATGAATGAAATGTTATTTTTTAGTATTCCATATGCAATCCATTTATTATCATCACTTACCGCCGTTGTATAAGATGATGTTGGTAAACTTAATGATGCTGATACTATTGCTGAACCAGTTCCGTTAGCAACTATGTTTGTTACAATAGCAATTGATGCTGATAGTATTGTTGCTTCAGTAGAAGTTGCTGATGATGCTGAAATATATTGAGTAGCGTTAGTTACTTTAATATTTCCTAAAGTATTACGGATAATTTGTGGTGTACCTATTAATGTACTACTAATAGATGCCGTTGTGATTCTAGCTGCGTACTTAATTGCTTCTACCGTTTCTACAACTTGCGAACCAGACGCATTAGCTTGAGATGGGAACTGATAATAGTAATCTGCGTTATCTCTACTTCTTTCATTACCACCATATAGTAAATCCGTTGCTACACCATCAATGATATATCCTAAATCTCTATAACATTTACTTTCACTATATTGTAAGTTAGGATATTTAGCGTTTACAAATGCAATACTTTCACTTTGTATGAATAGTTTGTTACTCTTTATTAAATCGTATGCGTATTGTGTTTCTAATGATGATGTAAATACCTCTTTATTAACAACTACGTTCATAGCCGTTCCTTTTGCGTATCTTACACCAGTCAATGTTGGTTCTAATTGAGCGTTTGTAGCTTGAGATGGATAATCGTAATAATATCTACCAGCTACCACACTTCTTTCGTTACCACCATATAGTAAATCGGTTGCCACTGCATCTATAACATACCCAATATCTCTTTTACAAGTAGTTTCGTTATAACCAAAACTACTCCAAGAAGAAGATAGATAAGCAATTGATTCACTTTGTATAAATCCTTTGTTAGTTCTCAATGAATTCCAAGATGCAGATGTTGGTTGGTTAATTGATGCCGATATATGTGTAAATACAGTATTCAATACCACTTTTTCTGCTAATCCACTTGCGTATTTGATTGCCGTAATTGTTTGGTCTAATTGTGAACCAGTAGCTTGGGATGGGAAATCAAAATAGAACTTACCATTAAACAACGATGCCGAATTACCACCATATAAAAGGTCAAATGCAGAACCACTAAGGATTCCAGTCAAATCTCTTTCACATTTACTTTGTGTATATTCAAATCCACTCCAAGATGAACTCATATAAGCAATAGTTTCATCAACTATAAATTTAGAGTTACTTACTAATAGATTATATGCCGAATTTATCTTTGTATTTGAATTTGCTGTTGGGAATGATGATTGTTTAAGCCCAATTGAGCTTGTACCATTGTTCAATAACACATCAATTACTAATGATAAGGATGCTGATATCAATTTACCTTGCAATCTTCCCGCTGTACTTCCACTTATTATTATTTGTGGTGAGTTAGTTACCTTAATACTTGCTGATGTATTTGATATAATTGTTGGAAGTAAAGATGTTCCATTTTCAATTACACTTAATATCAAATCAAATCCACTTGCAATCTTATTAGTATCAAAAGATGATGCGGATATTGCTTGTCTTATAGGATTTGCATTTGTTACTTTTAACGATGATGATGTATTTGTTACTAATGTAGGTAATACACTTAATCCGTTTTTAACAACGTTTACAACACTACCATAAGAAGAACTTACGTTTGTAATTTGAGTTGATAAGTTATATGAACCCGTACCAATTGTTTGCTCTTTAGAACTTATATGTAATAAAGTTGGTGTAGATAATTCAAATCCATAATTATAGTTTCTTGCTAATGAATCCGGTACAAATGCAACACCCTTTTCAATAATATCAGCTACATGCTTAAATGATGATGTAATAATATCTAATTCAGCTCCACTTGCCGATATTGATGATGAGTATTGAGTTGTGTTTGTTACTTTAATTAAACTATCACCATTTTGAACCAATACAGGTATAGTACTTATTGAATTTTTAGTAGTTCTAACAAATGTATGAGCTGCTTGTGGTAAATGTTTAATTGCCCCAGCTGATGCTGATACAAATGTGTGAATTGATTGAGGT